CATGCCTCACGCACTCCTTCTTATCGGTGGGTACTTGTACGAGGCGAACTGTGCCTCCTCCTCACTACGCGCATCAGCCCACATCGTTACCTCCTGATAGCTGCGAGCGAAGCGATGCTTGGCATCAAAGAAACCCCACTCGTTGCACGTTGGGCACCCCCACATAAAGTCGGGGCAGCGTTTGTCTAGGGTGCTGAAGTTATTGCGGTTCTTGAAATGGCGTACTTTCATGTTGACTCCCTTACGTTGGCTACGAACACAGGCTCATCTACGCCCCCTTGATACACGTTAATCACTAACTCACCATCACCATCAACAGACAGGCACACCTCCAACGCGCTGCCGCCTAGATGTTTAACTGCGATACCATCGCCTGTGTTTAAGGCAGACCACCCGTTGATCTTGGCTTGTGCTTTCATGTCGTTACTCCTTGGTTGATAAAAATTACTGAACGCTTGTGGGTTAGCTTGCACCCATGCCACTATTGATTGCTCAGCCATGTGGTGAGCACGAACGTGTGCTACCCACTCTGTTTCTGTTGGTTTATTACTCATTGCCACAACCCCCTGAAATATTTACCGAACAGACGCAAGCCGTTGTCGATGCGCTTGTCCTCCGCTTGCCATGCCTCGGCGTGGAACGTCTCGCCCTCGTAGAAGTCTTCACTCCAGTCGTCATCGTTCAGTCTCTCGAACGCATGGATCATCTCGTCCACGACCCATGCCCACCGCTTGTCCCACCCATCGTAGTTATCGACTTCTTGGTACATCTCAGGCGGTACGTCTTCGTTCTCGACATAGGGTGCGCCGTTCAGGTTCTTGCGGTACTGCTTGAGCAAGGGTAGGGCGATGAGCGCGAGCGTGTTGTCCACACTCACCGTATCCCACGGGTCGATCTGTATCTTGCTCTCGCGTGGTGTGTTGTCTTCGTTGTAATCGCCGATGCTAACTTTCATACTGACTCCTTGGTGGTTGCGGTGGGGTTAATTACTTTCTCACATGGTTTGCACAACTTACTACCCTGCATGAACCTAGCCCAAGCGAACTCAGCTTGGCAGTCTAGGCACACGCCCTTCGCGCAGTCTTCTAAGTTCATCTCAACTCCTCATAAAGTTCAACAGCTAGCCAACACAGCAACGCTACGGTAACGAGCGTTACATACACAAACCCGAACTTCAGAAAGCCTTTCATGTTGCTACTCCTTGGGCGTCTTAGACGCCAGTTATATTTAAGCGTGCGGACTCTCTCAAGCCCTTCTTTGGTAACACGTTGTACAGCGATTGAATGGTGGTGGACTCCTCGGGGGTTAGTAAGTGTTGCCACGATGGTGGCGGTGGGGTGATGGGTACGGGTTTAAGCAAGAGCTTGATGCGGGTGAGTGCATCGACACAGGCTGTGGTGTAGGCGATGTGTGGGTTGTGGAGGAAGTCTCCACAAGAAGGTTGATGACCGAGTTCAACGGGGGTAGCCCTGCGTATGAGGTTGCGTAGGCGCAGGTCAAACAGCCTGTGCCTTGTGGAGACTTCCTCCACAATCGCTGCCCAACGCTCGCGTTTGATATCGAACTGACGCTCTTTGCCTGACCTAACGAGGGCGTTGGTGCTGCGCTCTATGCGGTTGGCTAGTATCTTCTCTGCCTTGGCGGGGTCTTTGTAGATGGTCTCACCCGATACGATGCGCTGTTTGATTTCTGCGGGGGATAGCTTGGATAGTGGGCGTGGCTTGGGCCTGCACTCCTTACAGTACTTCGATACCAAGGTCATGCGTACTGCGCCTTCCTTGCCCCACGCTCGCATCTGAGAGGGCGTTGCCAATTTCCTGAATGATTTCATAGGCTTAACTAATTTGCACTTCGGGCATAGCCCGTGACTATAGTCTGTCATTATGACTCCTTAAAAAATTGACGGGCTTGAAACCCGCATGGTTATTAGCTTAGCACTACACTCGTCTTTACGTCCAACACTTTTATGGTTTTGGCGGGGTAATGGGCGTGCTGTGAACCCGCATAAACATTGGGTGTAGAAGGGTAGAGTCTTGAACGTCTATGGGTTTTAGAGTATACACAGCCAATTAGAGTTAAAGAAAACGGACAAGTCCGTCCAACAAAAATACACATATATATTTCTTTAGAATTATATAGATATATATATAGACGTTTTCTACGGACGGCGGGACAACGCTAATAAACATGCGGGTCTTGACCCCGCCCATATACCCGCTCGAACGCTTTCATATTGGACGAACGTCCGAGGGGGTAAAGATACAGCAACGTGTTGTGGAGAACTCAAACTAATGAGGCGATGTGGTTGATGGCGTCTGCCTTGGGGACGATGGAGGCGTGACCATAGCCCCCTGCCTTGCGGTATGCCTTGAGTGCGTTGACGTAGCCTTTGTAGAGCTTGGGTGGGTTGCCATCGAGGAAGGACACGAAGTATGCGCCTACGTTGCGGCACTTGTAAGTGGTGGTGTAGTCCTTGATGATGCTGTTGATCATGTTGTCGCTCATGTTGATTCCTTGGTGAGTTGTTGTGGAGGAAGTCTCCACAAAGCTAGCAAGTGCCAGCCCCTAAACCCTGCACGCAAGGCTTAGAGAGGACACTTAATTACGGCAGCACTCTGAACGAGAGCACACCAAAGCCCATGCCTACAAAGAACGAGAGCACCCCGAATGAGGGGTAGGCTATCGCAAGGATAAAGAAAACGAGGGCGATGCAGCAGCAAGCGGCTGCAAGCAGCATTTCAATTAGTTCGCTCATAGTTAGTCCTTAAAATGAAAGTGAAACTAAAATAGACAGCGAGGGTGAACAGCGGCAAAGCTGTGCCCTCGCATCGAGATACCCAAACTTGTTGCCACAAACTTACTTCGCAGCTTTCTTAGCCTGCTTGCGTGCCCACGCTGCGTAGATGTCCGCAACGAGTTTGTCTACGTCACGCTTGGACTGCTCGTCACGGATAATCGAGTCCGCACGTTTCGCCCTCGTATCCACTTGGTTACTCGTTGTGGAGGACTTCGCCACAACAGCTTTAGGTGTGTAGTACACAAGCATGGTACGAGCCGCTTCGCTCTTATCAGAACCACCCGCTTGCTTCGCCTTGAACCCGAGCAGCCCTTTGTTGCTACCCCTGTCCATCGTGATGCACTTCACACCAGTACGCTCTGAGATACGTTGTGCAATAGCGTTACGCGCCTCGCCTTGTTCCTCTTTGGTAAACGTGTTGTACCCAACAACGAACTCGCTCTGCGCTTTGCTGATAGCGATGCGTGATGCGATGTGGCTGTCGATTGCTACTAGATACTTGCTAGTGATAGCGTTCATTTGAAACTCCAAAACAAAATGCCAAGCAATGTGGCTCGGCTCACAGGACAGGCAATCAATCTACCCAATCCATAGAACTATTATAGCATTTGGAATTATCAGGACAGGGTAGGACAGGGCAGGATACGAACCCCACCCACCCCCCACCAAGGCTTATAGGGCACGACATACCCTATACCCGAGAACACTATTCCCCAACCACACTTTAATTTTCTGTCAAACTTTGTATAACCCTCTAAATTTTGTAAAAAATCTAACCGACTCTTGTCAAACATTTGACACGTACAGACAAAAAAAGCCCCCGAACGTGAGTACGAGGGCCAAGAATTTCCCACCAAGGAAATTGTCACTAAGGAGTAAGCAACGCCCCCAGTGTATCAAAAAATAAAAAAACAAGATATACTCAAAAAAATTAGCTCCACACGAATACGCCAGTCCGGGAAAATGCCGGACGTAGCCCGGCGCTCACGAAAAGGGAAAAAGTGCTGTTAGATCACTTGGTTAGCGCGAATGCCGCAGACTATGTACCGGAGATTGAACCCGGTGTGCCCAGCTTTACGCCCTTAGAAAAACTTGACGCCGCGCAAACACTCAACGCGCAGCTCAACACAGCCGACTGGCTGCGTAAAGTCACCGGCAACGATGACGAGATCATCACCAAAACCCAAGAGACCAAAGCAGTCAACGCATTTGCTGCGCTGACGACGAGCTCGCCCGATACCAAGAACCAGTTATTGAACATGCAGGTGCCCGAAGAGATTCGTGCGACCATTGCGATGGTAAGCGCCTATCAGTGGAAGTTTATCGAGCAGGCTGAGAGCCTACGCAGCATGGCGCTGACCAAGATTGTGCAAGAAACCGAGCACCCCGACGCTAAAGTGCGACTCAAAGCGCTAGAGATGCTGGGTAAAGTGACAGAAGTCGCCCTATTTACTGACCGAATTGAAGTCAAGAAAACGGAGATGACTGATGAAGAACTTGCTAGCAAGATTAAAGACAAACTTAGCCGATATATGGGCAAGGTTGACATCGTGGATGCCGAAGTTTTAAAAGAAGTAGTATGAATCTCGACTTCCTGACCCCACAAGAGGCGCTAGCTGCACAGTTGGCCCTCAAACACATGAGTCGGGTAGAGAAGATTGCGTTTTTAGCTGAACTTGAAGAGCAAGATAGGCGGTTTGGGCTGAATAAGGCGCAGACTGACCCCATTGAGTTTGCCAAACGTGTGTATCCGGGGTTTAAGGTAGGGCCCCACCACAGAAAACTGGCAAAAATCTTCCAAGATGTGGTGGACGGCAAGAAAAAACGCGTAATTATCAACATCGCGCCACGTATGGGTAAGTCTGAGTTCAGCTCCTACCTGTTCCCCGCGTACTTCTTGGGGCGTTACCCCGAGAAGAAGATCATTATGGCAACGCACACTGCCAGTTTGTCAGAAGACTTCGGTAGGCGCGTGCGTAATTTGCTTGAGAGCGAAGAGTATGGCGAGGTTTTTAGGGACACCGTGGTCGCCGATGATCAAAAAGCTGCTGGTAAATGGTCTACTGGTGCTGGTGGTCAGTACTACGCTGTTGGTGTGGGTGGCGCTCTTGCTGGTCGTGGCGCAGACCTCTTCGTAATTGACGACCCGCACTCTGAGCAGGACATGAAGGCTAACAGCCGACTGTCGTTTGATACAGCATGGAGCTGGTTCCAGACTGGCCCACTACAGCGACTGATGCCCAACGGGGCCATCATCATAATTATGACGCGCTGGAGTCTGTTGGACTTGACCGGCAGGCTGCTCGACTTTCAAATGCGCAACCCAGACGCGGACAACTGGGAGCTGGTGGAGCTGCCCGCCATACTGAACGAGGACACCGAGGACGAGAAGAGTCTCTGGCCAGAGCAGTGGCCACTCGACCAGTTGCGCGCCAAAAAGATGCAGTTGGACCCGAGGTTCTGGAACGCGCAGTACATGCAACAGCCGACCTCAGACACGAGTGCGGTGATATCCAGAAAAAGTTGGAAAGTGTGGGAGCCAGAGGACCCACCTACTTGTGAGTACGTGATACAGAGCTGGGACACGGCGTTTGAAACAACGAACACAGCCGACTACAGCGCGTGCACAACGTGGGGTGTCTGGTACAACGAGGACGACGGAGGTAGCCCCAACTTGATATTGCTGGATGCGTTCAAGGACAGAATGGCGTTCCCCGAGCTCAAGGCCACCGCACTCAAGCACTACAAGGAGTGGACGCCAGATGCGTTCATCGTTGAGAAAAAGGCAGCGGGGGCACCACTCATACAGGAGCTGCGGCGCATGGGCATCCCCGTGCAGGAGTTCAGCCCGAGTCGCGGTAACGACAAGCACGTCAGGTTAAACGCGGTGTCAGACTTGTTTGCGTCCGGTAAAGTGTGGGCACCCGACACGCGTTGGGCGCGCGAGGTCATCGAAGAGGTGGCGTCGTTCCCCGTGGGCGAGCACGACGATTATGTTGATACGGTGTCACAAGCGCTGTTACGATACCGGCAGGGCGGGTTCATCAGTTTGAACAGCGATGAGCAAGACGATAAATACTTCAGGGCGCGCAGAGCCGCGTACTATTAAGGATAGATTATGTCGATTGAGAAGTCACTATATCAAGCACCTGTGGGGCTATCAGCACTTGCAGAAGAGCCCGATCTTGAGATTGAGATCGAAGACCCTGAGTCGGTAACTATCAGATCAGGCGAGACTGAGATTGAGATTGAGCCGGGTGAGGTTGACAATGAGTTCAATGAGAACTTGGCCGATGTGTTGGATGAAGGCGACGTTTTGTCGTTGGCCAGTGACTTGGCAGGTGACATTGAGAATGACCTAGCCAGCCGTAAAGACTGGGAGAAGATGTACAAGGACGGCATTACGTTGCTGGGCTTAAAGTTTGAGGAAAGAACAGAGCCGTGGGACGGCGCGTGCGGCGTGTTTCACCCGATGATTACCGAAGCCGTGGTGCGGTTCCAGTCTGAGACCATCATGGAGACATTCCCCGCCAAGGGGCCTGTGCGCACTAACATCGTCGGTAAAGAGACGCCCGAGAAAAAAGAAGCCGCCTCGCGCATCGAGGAGGACATGAACTGGCAGTTGACTGAGAAGATGCCCGAGTTTCGTCTTGAGCACGAGAAGATGCTGTGGAACCTGCCAAGCGCGGGCTCTGCTTTTAAAAAGGTGTACTACGATCCGAGCCTTGAGCGCCAAGTGTCGGTGTTTGTCCCAGCAGAAGACGTTATCCTGCCATACGGCACGAGTGACCTGAAAACAAGTTACCGTATTACGCACCGCATGCGTAAAAGCAAGAATGACTTAGTTAAGCTCATGCACGCCGGGTTCTACCGAGAGGTGGAGTTAGGCGAGCCCGCCAAGTATCTGTCTGATATTCAAGACAAAAAAGACAAAGAGACTGGGTTCTCGGCAAGCTACGACGACAGGTTCGAGCTCTACGAGGTGCACGCCGATTTAGATTTGCCGGGGTTTGAAGACGCAGATGACGAAGGGCCAACAGGCATCGCACTCCCGTACGTGGTGACAATGATTCGCGGCACGAACGACGTGCTGGCCATCCGCCGTAACTGGAAGGAAGAAGATGACCTCCAGCTCAAGCGTGACCACTTCGTGCATTACCAGTACATCCCCGGCTACGGCGCGTACGGCTTCGGGTTATTTCACCTAATCGGTGGTTTTGCCAAGTCAGCGACCAGCATCATGCGCCAGTTGGTTGACGCAGGCACCCTGAGTAACTTGCCGGGCGGCTTAAAAGCGCGTGGTTTGCGCATCAAGGGTGACGACACACCAATAGCTCCGGGTGAGTTCCGAGACGTAGACTTGGGCTCAGGCAACATCCGCGACAACATCTTGCCACTCCCATACAAAGAGCCGTCGGCAGTGCTTGCTGCGCTGATGGACAAGATCGTCGACGAAGGGCGCAGATTTGCCGCCACCGCTGACTTAAAGATCAGTGACATGTCCAACCAAGCACCGGTTGGCAGTACGTTGGCTATCTTAGAGCGCACCCTCAAGGTGATGTCGGCAGTTCAAGCGCGTGTGCACTATGCGTTCAAGCAAGAGCTGCAGTTGTTAGCGGGCATCATCCGCGACTACACGCCGGTGGACTACGAGTATGAGCCAGAAGACGGTAGCCGTAACATTAAGCAGGACGACTACCATAACGTCGAGGTTGTACCAGTCAGTGATCCTAACGCTGCAACCATGTCACAACGTGTTGTGCAGTATCAGGCTGTCATTCAGTTAGCCGCGAGCGCACCACAGATATACAACCTGCCGATGCTGCACAGACAGATGCTCGACGTGCTGGGTATCAAGCACGCTGACAAGCTCGTGCCGCTGGAGGAAGATCAGAAGCCGACAGACCCAGTAACCGAGAACATGAACACGCTGATGGGTAAGCCCGTCAAAGCGTTCCTGTACCAAGACCACGAGTCACACATTAAAGTGCACATGGCGGCAATGCAGGACCCGACTGTTCAACAACTTGTTGGCCAGAACCCACAGGCACAGATGATCATGGGCGCGATGCAGGCGCACATTGCCGAGCACGTTGGTTACGCTTACCGCCAGAAGATCGAGCAAGCGTTAGGTGTGTCGTTGCCTAACCCAGAAGACGAGTTGCCACCGCAGATGGAGAAAGAAATTAGCCGCCTGATGGCAGAGGCAGCACCACAGGTCTTGGCACAGAGTCAGGCACTGCAGGCGCAGCAACAAGCTCAGCGGAACGCACAAGACCCAGTCTTGCAAATGCAGATGCAGGAGCTGCAGATCAAACAAGGTGAGCTCGACCTCAAGAAACAGAAATTATCGGTTGACGCGGCGGCTAAAGCAGACGAGTTGCGTCTCAAAGAAACCGAGATTCAGAACAAGAGCCAGCTTGAGGGCACGCGCATTGGGGCGGACTCCGCTAAAACCCGTCTGCAGCTTGATGCTAAAAACCAGCTTGATGGGCTACGCATTGGGAGCGACATCGCACACAAACGCGCGCTATTAGCAGCACAGAAAAACAACCCACCTAAAGGAAACAAATAATGGATTTACTGGTCATAGATTTTATTGAAGCGATGCGCAAAAAACTTCGCGACGATATGAATAATTACACTGATGATTTGGCAAATGGTCAGTGCACAGACTTTGCTACGTACAAAGAGCTTTGCGGGGTGATTCGGGGTCTAGCCTTTGCAGAGCGCCACTTGTTAGACCTCGCTGAGTATTTAAAGGAAGATCGCGATGAGTGAAACCATCGTTTTACCGGAAAAAGGCCTAATCTTGCCTCCCGGCGTAGCACAGTCCGTAGCACCAGTAGATGAAGAGTACGAGGCAGCAGAACAAAAAGCCACGCAACTTCCAAAAGCAAAAGGTTGGAGGATTCTGTGCGCTTTGGTGACTGCCGATAATGAGTACGAGAGCGGCCTTGCTAAAGCAGGCATAACCAAGAAGAACGAAGAACTAACTTCACCGGTCTTGTTTGTGCTGCAGAAAGGGCCTCTGTGCTACTCCGACCTCAGTAAATTTCCAGACGGAGTTCACTGGTGCGAGGAAGGTGAGTTCATTATCACGCGCCCCTACACGGGCACGCGCATCATGATCCACGGTAAAGAATTTCGGATTATCTACGACGATCAAGTCGAAGCCACAATTGAAGACCCTCGCGGAATTTCGCGCGTTTAACAGGAGTTGCACATGCCAGAAGCCTATAAGTTCCCAGATGAAATTGAGAGTACGGGTAAACCCGAAGATGATGACGTAAATGTCAGTGTTGACGGCGAGGGCGATATTGAAATTGATATCGAAGACGATACCCCCGAACGTGATCGGTTTGCTAAGCCTTTAGGTCGTGAAGTTGCCGAGCCTACAGACGAAGAACTTGAAACCTATGGCAGTAAAGTAAAAGCTCGCATCAAAGAGCTTACGCATGCGCGCCACGATGAACGCCGAGAGAAAGAAAAGCTTTCGCGCGAGAAGACTGAGCTAGAACGCGTGACGCAGCAACTGATGGAAGAGCGCCGCCGTTACGTGCAGTACATCAACGATGGTACGCAAACCCATGTTGAAACGTTGAAAGCCAAAGCCGAGGGTGAGCTTGAAATGGCACGGCGTAAGTACAAAGAAGCACAAGAGTCTTACGACTCCGACGCTATGCTTCAGGCTCAAGAAGATTTGACTGATGCAAAAATGCGACTAGAGGCTGCAAGAAATTTTCGTCCTACCCCTTTACAAGTAGAACCGGAAGTAGTACAACAGCAACAACAGGTACAAAGACCGGAACTCGACGATAAGACCTTGCGCTGGCAAGCCAAAAACCAGTGGTTCGGGAATCCGGGGTACGAAGAACTTACAGCTTTTGCACTAGGGCTGCACCAAAAACTAGTTACGACGGGCTACGACCCTCGCTCAGACGAATATTTCGAGAGAATCGACTCTCGCATGCGTAGTGTCTTTCCTGAAGTCTTTCAAGGCGCTCAAGGAAACGACAAGACCACAAGGGCTGAACCAGCTCGAAGACCCGCTACTGTAGTCGCTTCGGCTTCTCGCTCGACGGGGGCTAAGAAGAATGTAAAGTTAAGCACATCCGCCGCAGCTATCGCTGATCGGCTTGGTGTTTCACACGCAGACTATGCTAAAGAGTTTTTAAAACTGGAGGCTAACAATGGTTAACCCACGCAATTCGAGAGATTTGGACACTCGTGAAAAAAATCCTACCCGTTACGTGTACACGCCCGTAAGCGCGCTCCCTGATCCAACGCCCGAACCCGGATACAAATTCCATTACTGTGCTGTAACAGTTTTGGGCAATGTTAATCCGACAAATATGTCACAAAAATTTCGTGACGGATGGGTGCCGGTTAAAGCTGTAGATCATCCTGAATTGCAAATTGCTGGCAATAAAGATGGCAACGTCGAAATTGGTGGTCTTATTTTATGTAAGGCTCCTGAAGAGATGGTTATAGGTCGCCATGAATACTACGCCCGTGCTGCGCAAAACCAGATGGACTCGGTAGACAACCACTTTATGAAAAACAATGATGCCCGTATGCCACTGTTGGCCCCAGAACGTAAGAGTTCTGTGACACGAGGGGGTACAGGGTTTGGTAATGGCTCTAAATAACCCAAATCGGAGGACTTAAATGTCTACAGTATCCAGCCCCTACGGGCTAAAGCCGATTAACTTAATCGGCGGTCAGGCGTTTAACGGAGGAGTAATCCGTGAAATTCTGATGACCACAAACAACACCGCGCCTATCGGCTTTGGTGACTTGGTTCAACTTGGTGCCGCTGTTGCGGGTCAACCAACTGTTGTAACTGCTACTCCTACCACTTCGTCTGTCGGTATCGTCGGCGTTTGTGTTGGCGTACGTTATCAGTTGCCCGGTCAACAACTTGGGTATCCTCTGTATGCTCAGTATTTGCCTGTTAACTCAGTCACTGCTGGTTATACCAACATCTACGTTCGCGTGATGGATGATCCAGATGCACTGTTTCAAGTGCAGTCGTTAGGTTCAATTACCGTGGCTTCTATCGGTAAAACCATTGCTTTGGGCAACTTTACTGGTGGTACAGGCTCTACAACTGTTAACACTACATCTGGTAACTCAGTTGTTGCGTTGTCAGCCACTGTAGCCAACACCAGTGCATTAGCTTGCAAGATTGTTGACTTGGTTAACGCTAGCTCTTCATTCGGCGGCAACTTCCCATCTAACCCCGGTGACGCGTACACCGATTGCATCGTCAAGCTGAACTTCGGCGTGCACTCGTACTACCAGTCTGCTGGTACAACTGCTTAATAAAGGAGCTAACAAATGGCTATTTCACGTTCGCAGCTCCTTAAAGAGCTACTCCCCGGCCTCAACGCCTTGTTTGGTCTTGAGTACAAACGCTACGGCGAAGAGCATAAAGAACTGTACGAAACTGAGAAATCAGAGCGTTCGTTCGAGGAAGAGACCAAGTTGTCTGGTTTCTCTGCTGCTCCTGTAAAGTCTGAGGGTGCGCAAATCGCTTACGATAACGCACAAGAAGCTTTCACAGCTCGCTACTCACACGAAACCATTGCTTTGGGTTTTTCGATTACCGAAGAGGCGATTGAAGATAACCTGTACGACAGCCTGTCTGCTCGTTACACCAAAGCTCTGGCTCGCGCGATGTCGTACACCAAGCAAGTTAAAGCTGCTTCGGTGTTGAACAACGGCTTCACCAACTCGACACAGTATTATGGTGGCGATGGCGTGCCTCTGTTTAGCGCTTCGCATCCGCTCGTGTCTGGTGGCACTAACAGCAACATCGCATCTACCCCTGTGGATTTGAACGAAACGTCGCTGGAAAGCGCGTGCATTCAGATCGCTGCATGGACTGATGAGCGTGGTTTGCTGATTGCCGCTAAACCACGCAAGTTGATCATTCCCCCAGCGTTAATGTTCGTTGCTACTCGTCTGTTAGAGACTAACCTCCGTGTTGGTACTAACAACAACGATATCAGCGCAATTGTTAACAACGGTTCTGTGCCTGAAGGCTACTCTGTAAACCACTTCTTGACTGACACAAACGCTTGGTTTTTGTTGACCGACGTTCCAAACGGCCTGAAGCATTTTGAGCGTATGCCTTTGGAAACAAAAATGGATGGAGATTTCGACACGGGCAACGTCCGTTACAAAGCCCGCGAGCGTTATTCGTTTGGCTGGTCTGATCCCTTGGCTGCATGGGGTTCGGCAGGTTCGTTCTAATAAAATCAAGCACTTAGCTAGATTTGGCCCCACCCACAAGGTGGGGTTTTCTTTTGTGTAATAACGGTTTATAATTACCTGTAACTAAGTTCTTATGGAGATAATTATGAACCAACCTAAAACACGAAAAGAAGCAAAAGCCACTGGCGCTACGCACTACTACACAGGCAAACCTTGCAAGCACGGGCATATAGCCTTACGCAAAACCAAAGGGGCTTGTGTTGAATGTATAAAAATAGAATGGCAACTTAGCAATGAATCCCGCGCAGAATATTTTAAAAAATACAATAAACGCGAAGATATTAAAGATCAAAAAAATGATTGGTATCAAGCTAACCGCGCTGCGGTAATTGATCGCGCAAAAACCAGACCTTACGAAGAGACAAAAGAATACAAAAAACGATGGAAAGAAAATAACCAAGTGTGGGTTCGTGCCGACACAAAAGCGCGTAGACGTAAACATAGGGATGCCACGCCGCCGTGGTTAACCACAAAACAAAAATTTGAAATTAGGCAGCTTTATCAAATAGCTATTACCATGTCTAAAACAACTGGTGAGCAATACGTGGTTGATCATATCGTGCCTTTGCGTAGCCCCAACGTTTGTGGATTGCATGTACCGTGGAATTTGCGAGTTATTACGCAAAAAGAGAACCTTACAAAATCAAACAAACTGCTTGCGCCGTAACAAAATAAAGCGTATAAATAGCACATCTGGGTGTTAACCTTACCGGACTGCCCCAGCAGACGATGCAACGATTGGTAAGGTTCTTTTGCATAAGGAATTATTATGGCACGCTCCACCTTTGAAGGCCCAATTCTGTCTGGTGACATTCGTTTTGGAGCTCTGCGTAACGTCGGTTACGCTATTTTAGCCCAATCTGCAACGCTAAACCTTGCTAACGTAACTGCAAACACTGCTGGTTATGCTGGTGCATCAGGTTCGTTCGTAGATTCAAACGGCATTCCTAACACCGTTGGGGTTGTTTATACGCCTTCATCTTCGGTTAATCCCCCCGTTGCAGCAACTATCCCTGCGGATAGCGCAACAAACATTTATCGGGGTTTCGTAGCATATCTACCAGCAGGTAGTCGTATCCTTGATATGCTCATTGATATTGGTGTTGTTACTGCTGTTACTGCAGGTACATTGACTTCAACTACTGTGTACGTCTCCAACAACTACACAGCCGCAGCGGGCACACCTACATACGGTGCTACGGCTGTTTTGACTTCCCCAGCAGTTGGTCGCCAGTCACTAGCTACATTTACAGCTACGCAGTTGGCTAACCAGCAAGCAACTTCGTCAGACATTACCAACTCAGGCCAACCTTCACTTCTTTCGCAAGTTGTGTTTACGCTTGCGCTGGTGGGCACCTCAATGACAACTCCTTCAGCCGGTACGTTTTACTTTACCGTTCGATATACACAGGCTGACGGTAATATCGGTACTGCTACTGCTTACCCATACGGCAACTTTGACTAATTGATCGCGGGGCTTCGGCCCCTTTCTTTGATTTAGGAGATCAATTATGGCTATGCAATATGATGTAAAACAAGCGCACCTAAACGGCAGCGGTATTTTGGTTCCGTTTGGCACCCGTATCAAAGGTGTTTCTTTCACCGGCAGTGCTTCCGCTGGCCAACTTATTATTTTTGATACGGTAACTGCCCCCACTACCACGGCAACGTACGGGCGTTCTGGGACTACGGTAACCATAACGCAAACGGCTCATGGCCTAACCACCGGACAAACTGTTGGTATTAACTTTGCTGCTGGTACAGGCGGCACGGCTACTAATGGCAATTACGCAGTTACAGTTACAAGCTCCAGCGTGTTTACGGTTACAGACATTAACAGCGGCACAATTACTGCCAGCCCAACGCTTGTGTATTCCACGGGTAAATTGCTAATGTCATATGACGTAGCAGCTTCTGATTCGTTTAACAATGCACCATTTATTCCGGGCGAAGGCGTAAAAGCCGTAACGGGCGTTTATGCGTATATGGTTAACCTAGCGGCAGCAAACATTTATTATGGCTAAGAAAACCCCATCCCTTGCTGTTGGTCGCGGTGAAAAGCTACCGGTCAAACAGGGAGCGGGTTTAACTGCCAAAGGTCGCGCTAAATACAACGCAGCTACAGGATCAAACCTAAAGGCTCCACAGCCCGAAGGTGGTCCACGCAAGAAGTCGTTTTGTAGTAGAATGGCTCCTATCGCAGAAAAAAGTGAAAGGGGTAGTCGTGCTAGAGCATCAATGCGCCGATGGAAATGTTGAAATGTGGGCTGACATCCGTGGTTATGAGGGTCGGTATCAAGTAAGCACTCTAGGCAGGGTTAAGTCTCTTGCCCGTATGCGCCGTGGTAAAAGCGGGTGTGACGTTCCTATGCCAGAAATAATTATGGCGCTAACGCCTAAAAAAGAAACCGCTCGAACCAAGCCGTATGTTGAAGTTAAGTTTAGAAATGGCGGGTTACGCACAGAGCGTTGTAAATCATTTTTAGTTCACAGGCTTGTTGCAAATGCTTTTATTAAGCCGTTAGAGCAACGCGAGCAAGTTGACCATATTAACGGTATTCACGGCGATAATCGTGTAAAAAATCTTAGGGTAATGCACTACACTGAACACGCTAGATTGCACCCATTGCTAGTCAATGGGGAGCTGCAAAAACTAGGAACAGCGGCAAACAAAGCCGCAAGTCTTAAACGGTGGAAATGTTAATGCCAAGCGTATCGGACAAACAACACAAATTTATGGAAGCAGTTGCAAACAATCCTAAATTTGCAAAGAAAGCAGGTGTACCGCAGTCCGTAGGACAAGACTTTGCCGAGGCCGACAAAGTTAAGATGCCAAAAAACAGGCCTGATTTGCAGGGTGTTAACAAACCAAAAACTGATCACGGTTCAATGAATCTTTTTAACAAGGGTGGTGCTATGAAAGAGTCCAAAGCAATGATGGGAAAAGAACTTTCTTTCATGAAAAAGAAAGGTGCTCCGGCGGGTATGATGAAGCACGAAAAATCCGAAATGGGTATGCCTATGAAAAAAGGCGGCATGCCAATGATTATGAAAGACGGCAAAAAAATGCCTGCGTTTGCTGCCAAGAAAGGTGGTATGGCTAAATTTGCTAAGGGTGGCGCGATTGACGGTATTGCCCAAAAAGGCAAGACACGCGGCAAAGTTTGTTAAGGGGTTGGTATGAGAGCCAGCCGAGGCATGGGGCCGATACTTCCAAGTAAACGTCCTAAAGCTAGCGTAAACACTCCGGCAAAAGGCTCGCCGGTGCCCGGCATTAAGAAGGGCGGTAAAGTCAACGCTGCTGGCAATTACACAAAACCCAGCCTGCGCAAAAGTATTGTGTCGCAAGTAAAAGCTGCAGCAACCCACGGCACAAGCGCAGGTCAGTGGTCGGCGCGTAAAGCGCAGTTGGTAGCCAAGAAGTATAAAGCTGCTGGCGGAGGATATCGAGATTGAAAGCCCCGCAAAAATCTTTGAAAGATTGGGGTGACCAAAAATGGACAACCAAGTCAGGCAAGAAATCGTCTGAGACAGGTGAGCGGTATTTGCCCAAGAAAGCGATTGAGTCCCTTAGCCCTGCGGAGTATGCAGCCACAACTAAGGCAAAGCGTAAAGGTAAGGCGGCAGGCAAACAGTTTGTAGCCCAACCAAAAAGTATTGCTAAAAAAACGTCAGGGTTTAGATAATGACCGTTACAAACACCGCCTCGTTTAACCTCGATCTCTCGGAGATTGTTGAAGAAGCGTATGAGCGTTGCGGCTCTGAGCTTCGTACGGGGTATGACTTGCGCACAGCGCGTCGCTCGATGAACCTGTTGTTTGCGGATTGGGCGAATCGCGGCATTAACCTGTGGACTGTTGAGCAAGGGCAGATTGCAATGATGCAGGGCACAAACACATACGACTTGCCAGTCGATACTGTGGACTTAATTGAACACGTTATCCGCACCAATGCAGGTCAACAGAACAACCAGTCAGACCTCACAATCTCTCGCATTTCGGTTTCGACCTATGCAACGATACCAAACAAGTTGCAACAATCTCGCCCAATTCAGGTCTGGATCAATCGGCAATCCGGTGCTACATACACTCCGCCGGGTCCTGATGGCACAAGTGCTACAACGGGTGTAGACGCGCCTAAGATTGTGGTCTGGCCAACGCCTGATGGCTCGCAGACCTATACGTTTGTGTACTGGCGATTACGCCGTATCCATGATGCTGGCAACGGCAGTAGCACTTTTGATATTCCCTTTAGGATGTTGCCTTGCTTGACTGCGGGGCTTACGTATTACCTTTCGTTAAAAGTCCCCGGCGCTATGGAAAGAACGCAGTTGCTAAAGCAACAGTACGACGAGGCGTGGGAGTTTGCTGCTACCGAAGATAGAGATAAGTCGCCAGTGCGTTTTGTGCCCCGACGCATGTTCATAACTTAGGGGAAAACGTGTGTCTAGTGAATTTGCATCAGGCAAGTTTTCGATTGCACAGTGTGATCGCTGTGGATTTAGGTTTAAATTAACCGACCTAAAGAAAGAAATTATCAAGACTAAGAAGTACGATTTAAAAGTATGCCCCCAGTGTTGGGACCCTGATCAGCCGCAGTTGCAGTTGGGTATGTACCCTGTATCAGACCCTATAGCTGTAAGAGAACCAAGGTCCGATACGACGTACTACTCGGCAGGTTTAACCGGGTTGCAGTTAACTGATGTAGGTGGTCCTAGCGTTAATGCTTCAGGCACACCTACGGGCGGTAGTAGGCAGATTCAGTGGGGATGGAACCCTGTAGGTATGCGATACGATTTTAACGAAACGCCTAATGACTTAAATGCCAACGGGCTTGTGGGTACAGTTACGGTAACCGGAGTTTAATATGGATAAGAAACAGGTAAAATCAATTGCTGATGTTGAAGCTAACAAAGTGGTTAAAGGCCATGAGTCGCGTATGCACAAAATGGCCAAGGGTGGCAAAACTAACGCAGGCATGCTCAAAGACGGGCGTAATCGCGATAAGTTGGTCAATCAGTTTGGTAGCGTTAAAATCGGTTCAAGGGGTCGGTAATGGCTAAGATCAATAACCTTCCAGCGACAGCGTACGCTAAGCCTCACAAAATGAGCGGAGTTACGCTAAAAGGTTTTGGCAAAGCATCTTATACTGCGGAGCAGTCTTTGATTGGGTCAAACATGCAAGACCCAAATACTATTGCCGCAAACAAGATGACTAAAGAAACTGCTGTTCCACGCGTAAGTGCGGGTGATCCAGCGCGACAAGACGTTAAGACAACGGGCCTTGAGACTCGCGGCAACGGTGCAGCAACCAAGGGTCGTATGGCTCGTGGACCTATGTGCTAACTATGAATTACGCTCAACTTGTCACTGCGATTGAGGAATACACTGAAACAAGTGAGGCAACTTTTGTCTCGCAAATACCCAATTTTGTGCAGCTTGCTGAAGAGCGTATTTATAACACCGTTGATTTACCGTCGTTACGCAGAAACGTGACTGGTACGTTAACCATTAACAACAAATACCTTTCAGTACCCAGCGACTTTTTGTCCGTGTATTCGCTTGCTGTTATCAACGCTGCTGGAGAGTACGAATACTTGTTAAACAAAGACGTTAACTTTATTCGCCAAGCGTACCCACAGCCAACAGACACCGATATTCCGAAGTACTACGCCATTTTTGGTCCTGATAGTAGCTCGCCAACTAATTTAACTATTATTCTTGGACCGACTCCAGATGCCGCATACAGTGTTGAGTTCCACTACTTCTACTACCCAGAGTCAATTGTGACCGCAAGTACCTCATGGATTGGTGATAACTTTGAATCGGCATTGCTTTATGGTGCATTGCGGGAAGCTGTAATCTTCCAAAAAGGCGAGCAGGATATGGTTGCTTACTATGAGAAGATGTACACAGAGTCACTGGGCTTACTGAAGAACTTGGGCGATGGCAAGTTACGTCGTGATGCTTATCGTTCCGGTCAATTACGGTTACCGGTGAAATAGCATGCTTACACAGACCATGACCACAAGCTTTAAAGCCCAAATTCTTCAGGGCGTGCATGATCTTTCAACAGATGTTATTAAGATCGCTTTGTATACCTCAAACGCTACGCTTAACGCCGACACAACCGTGTACACGGCAACCGAAGAGGTTGTTGGCACTGGGTACACTGCCGGTGGCTTAGTGGCTACGGGGATCACAATCAACACGTCTGATGGCGTAGCGTATGTTGGGTTTAGTAACGCTGTGTGGAACCCCGCAAGTTTTACAGCATTTGGTGCGTTGATTTACAACAGCAGCGCGGCCAATAAGTCAGTGGCAGTTTTGAGTTTTGGGTCTGACAAAGCAAGTGGCACTTCATTTACAATTCAAATGCCGTCTAATAATGCAACAGACGCATTGCTTCGTATTTCATAAGGATTAAAAATGTTAAACGATAAAACAACTATGTTAGACCAAGTGGCGAGTACCGTAACGCTTGGTTCTCAATCTGTAGATACAGCCGCAGCTACTGGGGTTTACAAGATTCAATGCCACGACGCACAAGGCAACCTGAAGTGGGAAGCAGAATCTAAGAACCTCGTGGTCAACGTTGGCTTGCAAGACATGAACGCCAAATACTTCACAGGCAGTGCTTATACAGCCGCTTGGTATATCGGGCTGTACGGTGCTGGTGCATCTAACACGCCTGCCGCAAGTGACACCATGTCTTCTCATGCAGGGTGGACTGAAAACACGGGCTACAGTAACGCGACTCGCCCCGTATGCACGTTTGCAACACCAACTACGGCTAACCCCTCGGTGGCTACAAACTCAGCCTCTCCCGCCTCGTTTACCATCAACGCTACTTCTACCGTAGGCGGTGCGTTCTTGACAAGCAACAACACTGTTGGCGGGTCAACAGGAACCTTGTATTCAGCAGCAGACTTTGGCGCACCGGGAGACCGTTCAGTAGCAAACGCTGACGTTCTTACTGTGACTTATACACTTTCATTGGCGGGTTAATCATGTTTAAAAAAGACGAAATTGTTAAGGTTAAAGCTGTTATCCCTTCGGGTCCTATCCAAGCATTGCGCTTTAATGGTGAAGGCAATGTTGAGTATTTGGTTGAATGGACAGATGTTAACGGTAACGCGCAGCAACGGTGGTTTACTGAAGACCAGCTAGAGGCTTAATATGCCTGATGGCGGCTGGAGTTCTGGTACTTGGGGGCAAGCTGGATGGGGCATGTCAGTATATGACCGCCCTGTTAGTGAGACCGCAATGGCAACAGACGCAGACATAAGTGGTGTAACTTTTGTAAGCGCAGTAAGTGAAACATCTAGTGCAGTAGATGCGCTTGTTTCTGGGGGTTCTTTTGGATCAACTGTAAGCGAAAGTTCTACAGCAACAGATAGCGTAATTAGTTTGGCGTCGTTTGGCGCAGTGGTTGTTGAAACGGCAACAGCAACAGATTTAATTACAAGCAGGGCTATTTTTGGCGCAGCGGTTAGTGAAACAAGTTCTGCGACAGATGCGGTGAATGCAAGTGCAAATTACGCAAGGTCAGTAAGCGAGACGAGTTCGGCGGCAGATTCTTTAAATGTTGGTTTCTTGTTTAATGCGCTAATAACAGAAGCAGCCACGGCAACAGATAACATAGACTCATTTAATGGTTTAGGAGCTTTAATTAACGAGGCGGCTAGTGTTTCAGAAATCAACACTGCAAAAGTTAATTTTGGTGCGTCTGTAGTTGAATCGGCAAATGTTATAAGTACATTAGGGCTATCAGGCGTCTTTTTAGTCTCAGTACAAGAAAATGCAACGGCTTCGGATCAAGCAGCTTCAGCGTTTTTGTGGAATTTAATTAACGACACCCAGAATGCAAATTGGATTGATGTTGTAACGTAAGGATTATTATGCCAACCACCTATACCCCGATACTTCAATTAGCTTTACCCGCAACAGGTGAACTCAACGGCACTTGGGGTACAACAGTCAACGACAACATTACGTCGATGGTTGAACAAGCTATTGCGGGTCTAGCCACGATTAGCACTTGGACTGCCGCTAGTCATACCCTCACCACAGCTAACGGAACCACAGACGAAGCACGTTGTGCCATCCTTGAGTGTTCAGGCGCACCGGGCGCAGCAGCTACGGTTATCTGCCCTACAGCATCTAAAGTCTACATTATTAAGAACTCGGTGACGGGCGGCTACGCAGTTACTTTGAAGACATCTGCTGGTACAGGCATTTCGGTTCCTAATGGTTCGACAGCGTTGTTGTACTGCGATGGTACAAACGTGGTGAGCGGTGCGACCTACATGGCAACGATTGTTGCAACGTCTATTACAGACACGGGTTTAACTTCAGGTCGAGTAACGTATGCGGGAACAGGTGGGCTTTTACAAGACGCAGCAGCGTTTACGTTTGATGGCACAATTCTTTCAGCTACGAGGTTTGCAGGTGCTTTAAACGGCACTGTAGGCGCAACCACAGCTAGTACGGGTGCGTTTACAACAGTCTCTGTTACGGGTGCAATTACTTCGACTCTGGTAACAGGCACAGCGCCTTTGGTTGTGGCATCGACCACGAACGTAGCTAACTTAAATGCCTCAAGTTTAAGTGGCGCAACCTTTGCCGCCCCCGGCTCAATTGGTTCAACAACGGCAGGCTCAGGCGCTTTCACAACGCTTTCGGCAACTGGAGTTACTACTCTTGCCGCTGGAACGCTAGGCGCTCCTGCCCTGACGACTTCTGGCGATACGAACACGGGCATGTTTTTCCCCGCCGCTGACACGATTGCGCTTGTTGAGGGCGGTGTGGAAGTTATCCGCATTAACTCTAGTGCTAACGTCGGTATCGGCACATCTAGCCCCGGCGCTAAACTCGCCGTAGTAGGCACTGGCTACTCGCCAGCTATCACTCTGACTGACGGTGCTACGCTTAACTGGGATACATCTCTGGGTCAAGTCGCGCAAGTCACGTTGGGTGGCAACAGGACATTTGCTGCGCCGACTAACTTAGTCAACGGCGGGTTCTACTCTTTGCTGATTATCCAAGACGGTACAGGCTCACGCACAATTAGCTGGAACGCTGTGTTTGACTTCACGGGCGGCGCAGCACCAACATTGTCCACAGCGGCGGGTTCCAAGGACTTAATAGCATGGCGCTCAGACGGCACAAACCTGCTTGAAGTGGGTCGCAGCTTAGGGGTCGCGTAATGTTTGTCTTTGGCGGTAACTCTGCATCCACAGGCTACAACCTCACACGCTCGCTGCGGACGAGGGCTAGTGCGAGTGCGTATTTGAATCGGACGCCATCAACCACAGGCACGGGCGGCTCTAAAACTTGGACATATTCGCTTTGGGTTAAGCGGGGCATATTGGGTTCAAGGCAAGTCATTCTTGATGGGTACGCAGCATCTGCTGGGCATGAACTTGAGTTTGGTTCAAATGACGTTATAGAATTTGCCGCATGGGGCGGTGCAGCCGCACTTGATTTAATTACAACTCAAGTGTTTCGTGACCCATCTGCTTGGTATCACATTGTTTTAGCTGTTGATACAACTCAAGCAACCGCTGCCAATCGAATTAAGTTATATGTCAACGGCGCACAAGTTACGTCATTTAGCACAGCAACATACCCTGCACAAAATGCGTTGACGTATATCGGCAGTAATGTTCTGCAAGAAATTGGAAGGCGTGGGGATGCTCAATTTTATTTTGATGGTTATACAACTGAAGTAAACTTCATTGACGGTCAAGCCTTAACCCCATCATCTTTCGGCTCAACCAACGCTCTCACAGGCGTATGGCAACCCGCACGGTACACAGGCACTTACGGCACAAACGGTTTCTATTTGCCGTTCACAGACAACTCTGCGCTGACCACAAGCAGCAACGTAGGCTTGGGTAAAGACTTCTCAGGCAACGGCAATTACTGGACTACGAACAATATCAGCATCACGGCTGGTGTGACGTATGACTCCATGACGGATGTGCCTACGTTGACGAGTACTACGGCGGCTAATTTTGCAACTTGGAATCCATTAGATTTTGCAGGGTCACCTACTTTTAGTAACGGTAATTTGTATGTTTCTGGCGCATCAAAAACGCGCTCAACAATTGCGTTGCCATCCGGTGTTAAAACGTATGTTGAGGCGTACCAAACAGGGACAGCAGCATCAGTAGATGTGTTTGTTGGTCTGCTTTCTTCTGCTGCTGCGTTCCCTAGTGTTCATGCAAATCCTGGGGTTAATTGGTACGCAACTGACACAATATATGGTCAGTTGAATGGTTCAACGTCTTTTTCTTTTGCGGGAACACTTGCAGCGGGAGCAATTCTTCAAATAGCTTATGACGGGTCAACGGGAAAAGTTTGGCTTGGCATTAACAATACTTGGTACACCTCTGCGGGTGCAACATCAGGCAATCCTAGTGCGGGTACTGGTGAGTTTGCAACTTTAAGCACAAGCACATCATGGTCTGTGTATTGCGGCACTACAACCGGCTTTCAAACTATTACTGCTAAGTTTGGGCAAAATGGTCAATCATACACACCCCCCACAGGCTTTGTAGCCTTGAGCACATACAACTTGCCGACAAGCACCATCTTGCAGGGTAACAAGGTGATGGATGCTACGTTGTATACGGGTACGGGGTCTAACCAAAACATCGTCAATGCAGCGGGTTTCAAACCTGACTTTGTATGGGGCAAACTTCGCAATGGCGCAGACCAAAATTTCTTAGCCAATTCGGTTGCTGGTGCGACTAATTACCTTGTATCAAACTCAACACAGCAAGAAACTGCTGATGCCACAACTGTTGTGTCATTAAACTCAAACGGGTTTACAGTCGGAACAAGCACTAACTTAAACCGCAGCGGTGGATACAACTTTGTCGGCTGGCAATGGCAAGCAGGACAAGGCTCAACATCAAGCAACACAAACGGCACAATCACATCGACTGTAAGCGTTAATGCTAGTGCTGGATTTAGTGTGGTGACATGGACAGGCACAGGGGCTAATGCGACTGTTGGGCATGGGTTGGGTGTTGCACCGCAATTGATTATTAACAAGCCCCGCAATGCGGCTGATAATTGGGTTAGTTGGCATACATCATTAGGTTCAACTGGATATATCTATTTGAACCTGACAAACGCATCAACTACTCTTGCGGCTATGTGGAATAGCACCTTGCCAACTTCATCTGTATTTAGCGTTGGTACAAACTCAAACATTAATACTAGCGCACAAACAATGGTGTCTTACTGCTGGACACCCATAGCCGGATACAGCGCATTTGGCTCATATTCAGGGAACAATTCAACAGATGGTCCTATGGTTTACACAGGATTCCAGCCAAAGTTTGTTCTTATTAAGGGAACAGGAAACGCATCAGGTTGGCAATTGCAAGACTCTGCAAGAAATACATACAACGTGGTTAATGCTGTGTTGCGCCCCGATTTGTCGGCGGCTGAATCAACCGGATACGGTGGCGTGTTGGACTTTTTATCTAACGGCTTTAAGTTAAGAACTACAGATACTAATTACAATAGCTCATCGTATGGACCATATATTTATATGGCATTTGCGACCAATCCTTTTAAGCAAAGTTTGGGGTTCTAGCATGGCGCACAAAAAAGAAATCATTGGCAACATCTACGGACGGCTCATGCCGATACTTGAGTGCGGCAAAAACAGCAGCGGTCAGTATCGCTACCTGTCTGTGTGCGAGTGCGGCGAAAGCAAGGTGGTTACTGGCTCGTCAATGGTTCAAGGAAAAGTGCTGTCATGCGGATGCTTGCGGCGTGACACGATGGTTGCTAAAAATACCAAGCACAACGGTTGCGGCACAGCAACATACGAAACTTGGCAAGGCATGAAGTCACGATGCACCAATCAAAACCAATCGGCGTATCTTAATTATGGCGCAAGAGGAATTACGTTTGACCCTGCTTGGGCTGACTTTGCTGTGTTTGCCGCTGATATGGGTGAGCGCCCTGATGGTTGTACTTTGGAACGCATAGACAACGACAAAGGCTACTCAAAAGATAATTGCAAGTGGGCTACGGCAGCAGAGCAATCACGCAACACCCGTCAAAACGTCAATCTCACACTCAATGGCAAAACGCAATGTATGACTGATTGGGCTAAAGAATTGTCTATCCCGTATCCAACAATCCAAGACCGTGTTCGCAAAGGCTGGTCTGCTGAAAAAACTTTGACGAGGTAATCCATGTTCGCCATTATCCAAAATAATCTTATCGCCCTCCTAGTACCCGCTGGCACAGCCTTTGAGTGGGACGGTGTCCAATACCCTGCCAACTGGTGCAACCTGTCTAGCCCCGAAGAAAAGGCGGCTATCGGCATGGTTGATGTGGTGTATGGCGCACAACCCTCAGATGTCTACTACTGGATCAGCCAAGACGCTCCTGTCTACAACGGCACGGTGGTTGAGATTAACTACACCGCTACGCCTAAAGACCTAGCCCAATGCCAAACGCAAGCCGTGGATGCAACAAACGCTGCTGCCTACTCAATCTTGCTGCCTACCGATTGGATGGTGGTCAAAGCTGTCGAGACAGGCGGCACAGTAGCACCCGCATGGAACACATGGCGGCAAACCATTCGCACACAGGCTTCTGACTACGTTGCGGTGATTAGTGCTTGTACAACCGTGGCTCAGTTAGCTGCGCTGCCTTCTGTGCAATGGGCAAATGATCCTAACTACACAGGCGTTTAATCATGGACTGGCAAAATCTCATAAACATTGGCGGTGGAACGGCTTTAGCTGTAGCGGGTTGGTTGTTTCGCCAACTGTGGGACGCTGTACAAAAACTCAAGATTGACACCGCTGACTTACGCCTGCATGTGAGCGAAACTTACGTCAAAAAGAGTGAGATGGAAACGCTTGAAGCCCAGATGGATAAACGCTTTGACCGTGTTGAGCAGATGATTGTGAAGCTGTATGACAAAATCGACCAGAAGGTGGACAAATGATTGCATACCTAATAGAAGAGTGGGAAGCGTTCAAGGCGTGGTTTTGGCGCATGATGGCTAAGTTCTGATGGACAGGTGGAAAAATCGTCGGCGTATGGCGTGGCTGTCTATGCTCGCTGGGCTGGTCTTTCCGCTGCTTATTCTGGCTACTGAGTCACCTACTCTTGGCACAATAGCGATGCCGTTTTATGTGTTTGTCTCGGCGGTCGTTGGCTCGTACATAGGCTTTGCCACCATTGATGACAACAACTTCAAGGGTAAGTGATGTTTCCGATACCCTCTGCGCTCTTAATCAAGGCTGGCATTGTGCTTGCGGGCTGTGCGGTTTTTTACTTTTTGGGTTGGAATCAGGAACATAAAAGATTTGTTGCTTTTAAAGCAGAAGTCGCCGCTGTCGGCAAGGCGCAAGAAGTCATCAACGAAGCCAAGGTAAAAGAGCATGAAGTTATATCAAATTCAATCGCAAATCAGTATGAAGCTCGCCTTAGTGCTGTGCATAGTTATTATTCTGAGCGGGTGCAGCCAAATCCCAGTAGCGGTAGTGTGTCCACCGTTCCCAAACCCACCGTCTGCGCTAATGCAACCCCCACCGACACAGAATTTACTCGACAATGCGCTGAAACGACTCTAATGCTTACTGAATTACAAAACTGGATAAAGAACATTAAATGAAAGAGAATTGGGACAACGCTTTTAACTTAATGCTCAAGTCGGAAGGCGGCTTTAGCGATGACCAACGTGATTCTGGCAATCACCTGCCTGATGGTCGCACAGGTTCAACCATGCTCGGCGTGACTCAGTACAACTGGGAAAACTGGGTTGGGCATGAAGTCAACCACGACCAGATGCGTAAGCTGACTCCTGAAGATGTGAAGCCGTTATATAAACAAAAATATTGGGATGCTGTGCGTGGGGATGAAATTGAAAATGGTGGTGTTGCATACCTTTTGTTTGATTTCGCCGTAAACGCAGGAGTGGGTCGTTCGATAAAGACCCTGCAAACCGCAGTAGGAGTCACGCCCGATGGTGGTTTTGGTCCGATGACGATGGCTGCTGTCTTAGCTGCTGACCCTGTTAAGCTAATTGAAAAGTTTAGTCAAGAAAAAGAGGCGTTTTACCGCAGCCTAAATGATTTCACAACATACGGCACAGGCTGGCTTAATCGTGTTGTCGCAGTTAAACAGAAAGCATCTTCAATGGTGGCGTAATGAAAACACTACTTGTACTCCTCTTGCTGGCGTTCAATGCCCAAGCTCAAAACCTAGCCATCTGTCAGGGTGAATACGCCCTGTGTGCAGCGTCTCCTGCAACGCCTACTGGCAACTCAATCGTGGTGGGCAACAAGGTCTTTAAAGAAGGCATGGCTGTCTGCCCTGTCTTAGATGGGTCAAGCATTGCAAACTTAGACTTGATGGGTGGTAGCTGCAACGCCGCCAAGGGTAAAGTCTGGAGCCTGTTTGGTTTCCCCCCTGTTTCATCGTATCCACAAGCCCCGACATGGGAAGTACAACCCGCCGTGGCTCGCACCTTTGTCACCACTGCAACGTCTGGCATGAGCAACATGTGGTCGTTTGAATGCGTGAAGACCAAGAAGGTTAACGGGGTGCAGCTTGCTGACTGTTTCGGACCACTAAATGAGTCGCCCTTTGATGGTGGACATGTTAAAGTTGGCTCGACTGTTATTACTCAAGCGCCTGTGGGTGCAACCTTCCCAGTCGGTGGTAATTTACCGTAAGGTTTAGTTATGCCGTTACAAAAACTAACTTTTAGACCGGGTGTAAACCGCGAAGGAACCAACTATGCCAACGAATCGGGCTGGTACGACTGCGACAATATTCGTTTTCGTTCAGGATTCCCCGAAAAGATTGGTGGCTGGATTCGTTTAACAGCAAACACGTTTCAAGGCGTTTGTCGTTCTTTATGGAACTGGGTCACCTTGGGCGGCGCTAATCTGCTTGGCGTTGGCACACACTTAAAGTATTACATTGAAGTTGGTGGCGTTTATAACGACATTACGCCTATTCGCAAAACCACAACTGGCACAGCTACCTTTGCAGCAACAAACGGTTCAGCGGTATTAACAGTGACTGATGCTGCTCATGGTTGTATTGTGGGCGATTTTGTAACCTACACGCTTGCCGTGTCTTTGGGCGGTGCGATTACTGCTACGGTACTAAATCAAGAGTACCAAATTGTCTCTGTACCCACAGCAAACACTTACACAATCAACGTCACGACCTTAGCCAACGCAAGCGATACAGGCAACGGCGGCGCATTAACGGTAGCAAATTATCAAATTAATATTGGCGCACCAATTGCTATTCCTGTTGTTGGGTGGGGCGCTGGCGGCTGGGGTCTAGGTACTTGGGGTATTGGTACTTCATCAAATACTGAGTTGCGTATTTGGTCTAACGATAATTACGGTCAAGATTTAGTTATAGCACCAAGAAACGGTGAGGTTTATTACTGGGAAGCTAGTAATGGTGTTACGGTCAGGGCAAAGTTTTTGTCTGCCTTATCTACGGCTGCGGGTTATGCTGGCGATTATGTACCCAATCAAACTCTTGAGGTTTCAGCGTCTTCTATTCAACGTTTTGTTATTTGCTTTGGTGCAAATCCGTATTTTGCGGGAGACCCTAATACTGTCTTTAATCCGATGTTGGTGCGTTGGTCAGATCAAAATAATCCATATGAATGGGTTCCAGCAATTACCAATCAATCTGGTGAGTTTCCTTTATCAGTCGGCTCAACCATTATTACAAGTATTAATACGCGCCAAGAGATTTTAATCTGGACTGATTCTGCTTTATATTCAATGCAGTATCTAGGACCTCCGTATGTTTGGAAGTTTGAAATTTTAATGGATAATATATCCATTGCTTCGCCTAATGCCGCAATTACAGTTAATAACATTACTTACTGGATGGGCGTTGACAAGTTTTATCAATATTCTGGGCGCGTTGATACTTTGCCCTGTTCGTTGCGTCAATACGTTTTTAACGATATTAATATTGAACAAGCGTTTCAAATATTTTGTGGCAGCAACGAAGGTTATAACGAGGTCTGGTGGTTCTATTGCTCAACAGATTCAACGGCTATAGACAAGTACGTCATCTATAACTACCTTGATAAGGTCTGGTACTACGGCTCAATGTCTAGAACCGCGTGGCTAGATTCAAGTATTCGTCAGTATCCAATGGCAACCAACTACGATGCCAGTGTTGTAACGGGCAGAACGCTGTACCACGAAGCCAGCGTAGATGATGTTGCCGGTACGACGCCTGTGGCAATTGATGCGTTTATTCAGTCATCAGACTTTGATATTGGGGATGGTCATAACTTTGGGTTTGTGTGGCGCATCCTGCCGGACATTAACTTTAACGGTTCAAATGTGGATCAACCTTACGTCACCATGACCGTCAAACCCCGTCAAAACTCTGGCGCGGCTTATAGCGCATCAAACAGTCCTGAAGTGCAAAGCGCAGACAATTACGCAGTGAGTCGGTCATACAACATTCAGCTTTTTGACGGGCAGGTCTATACAAGAATTCGTGGCAGGCAAATGGCGTTTCGTATTGAGTCCAATGAACTGGGCGTGGCATGGCAGCTAGGCGCACCAAGAATTGACATCAGAAATGACGGCAGGAGGTAGGTATGTCTACTGGCACAACTAAAGCTCCAAACTTACCTATTGCACCGTTTGAATATGATCAACGGTTTATGGACATGTTTGCTAACACTTTGCGGTTATATTTTGCGCAAGTAGATAATGCAGGACCTTCCGTAATGTCCACACAGCGTAATGGAACAGAAGTTATTTCAGCGCTTAATTTTAGTGCTTTAAATACAGCAACAAATACTTACACTTTAAGCCTACCTACTCAAACAGAATTTGCACAGCTTCGTGCAGGAGACGTGTATGTTGACACGGCTGCAGGGTACGTCTTAAAGGTAAAGCCGTGATAACATTTAACAAATTTATGAGGCACCTATGAGCCTGCACCAGTTAGCCCAACAAATTCAAGCCAGTGGTCGAGGCAACGATACCCAATTGGTGCACATGGCACCCGCTGAAGTGCGCGCGATGCGCAAGCTAGCTCAACAGCACGGCGGCGACTTGTCGATTAACCCGCGTACAGGGTTGCCCGAGGCTGGGTTCCTTGAGAGTATCTTACCCACAGTTGTTGGTGCAGGTGTTGGCATTATGACGGGTAACCCCATGATCGGCGCGGCAGCCGGTGGCGCGATGGGTATGGCGATGAACAAGGGCAGTATTCAGAGTGGCTTGGTAGCGGGTCTGGGTGCTTACGGTATGGGCTCGTTGGGTGCGGGGCTGATGGCTACTGGTGCAAGTACGTTGAGTGCTGAAGCTGCTACTGCTGCTGGTGCTGAAACTGCTGCCGCTGCAAATTCGTTGTATAGCCCTGCTGAAATTGCTTCGATGCAAGCCGCTGGTATGACCCCCGCGCAAATTACGGCGTCTGCTGCGGACTACGCAGGTGGTGCTTCGGGCGTTGGTACTCCAGCAATGCCATTTAGCCAAGCTACCCAAGCTGTAGTTGATAAGAGCATGAACCCGAGTACGTTTGACCAGTTACAAGCGGGCTACAAGGGCACAAAGTTTGACATGGACTTTCTTAAAAAGAACATGTTTCCTATCGGCATGGCCGCAGCGCCTCTGTTGTTGAACGCATCTTCATTGTCTGGGCAGAACCAGCAAGCTGAAGCTAATAAGGGAATGATCCGCCCCCATACGTTTAGCCAGACACAGAACCCACGTTACGGCGAACCGGGGCAAGCACAGCTTATTCAACAGTACACAGCACAAACACCTATTGCGGCGTCTGATTACGGTTCGCGCACAATGATGGCCAACGGCGGTCTGGCAAGTATCCGTATGGCTGAGGGCGGTAATCCTACTGACCCACGTTTTACTGAACCGGGGATTACTGACGCGGACCGCTATCGTTATTTAGCATCACAAACTGCGCCTCCTCCAGCGTACGCTAGCATGCCGCTAGCCCCTCAAGCGCAACAACCAATGTACCCCGCGTACACACCACCACCTATCATTCAGCCTACCCAAGCGCCTATTCAACAACGCTACGCGGCTCCTACGCGCGACGTTAACCCGTCAGTAGTGCAGTACAACCAGATGTTGATGGATCGCGCAACCAGCGAGTATGTTAATGGGCAACCTATTGGCGGTACGTACAACCCTGCAAATATGGGGTCGGGCGTTGGCTATCATGGGGTTGATTACAGTAAGTTGATTAACCCTGTTACCGGCGTCAAGCCCGGTACTCCTGCGTCTGCGGCTGCTGCTGCTGCTAAAAATCCTAACAACCCCAACAACCCCAACAACCCCAACAACCCCAACAACCCCAACAACCCCAATAATGGTGCAGGACACTATCCCGGCCCTGCTCCCGGGGGTGGCGGAGAAGAAGGTCCTGCTCCCGGCGTAATTGGCCAAGATACTGTTGACGACAGCGAAGACGACAGCGAGTCAGAGTCAGAGTCAGAGTCAGAGTCAGAGTCAGAGTCAGAGTCAGATTCAGATTCAGATTCAGATTCAGATTCAGATTCAGATTCAGATTCAGATTCAAGCGATTCTTCTGATTCAAGTGATTCTGAAGGTGTAGCTTCTGACGGTGAAGGTGAAGGTGAAGGTGAAGGTGAAGGGGGCAGTGGTAGTGATGGTGGTGATGGGGGCGGCGGCGGTGACGGAGATAAACGTGGCGGTTTAATCCATAGACGGTACGCCCTTGGCGGAAATATCCACGACCTTATGCAACGCTACGCAATGGGTGGGGGCATTGGTAATTACTACGCATCTCCCGATGATGGCAACCGTAACTTTGGCGGCATTGGTGCTTTAAACCAAGGTCCACAATACCCAATGCAAGGTATTGGCTACGCTATGGGTGGGCAGTTAGGCGGTTACTCTGATGGTGGTCAACTATTAAGGGGACCCGGCGATGGTGTCAGCGATGATATTCCTGCTCAAATTGGTGAGCGTCAGCCTGCTCGTCTTGCTGATGGTGAGTTTGTCATTCCTGCTCGGATTGTTTCTGAACTGGGAAATGGGTCTACAGATGCCGGTGCTAAAAGACTGTATGCCATGATGGAACGTATACAAGCAAATCGAAGCAAGACTGTCGGTAAAGATAAAGTAGCGGTTGACTCAAAGGCAAGAAAGCATTTACCGGCATGAACATACAGCATGTGCCAGTTGAGTTTGTAAATCAAGTGTGGCCTAAAATAGAGGGCTTCCTCGATGCGGCAATTAAACAGCAAGATGGTGAGCACGACTACACGCTAGACCAAGTACGCACTCTTGTTACAACAGGGCAGTGGTTGTTGGTAGTTGCTTCAACAGAAGACGAAGGGCTGAAAGGCGCTGCAACGGTTAGTTTTTCTAATCGCCCAAGTCATCGTGTTGCTTTTATTACGTACATTGGTGGTCGTTTAGTTACAAACCCCGGCACATTTAAGCAGTTGTGCGCAATACTTAAAAGCTATGGGGCTACGAGCATAGAAGGCGCGGTTAATAAGTCTGTGGCTAGGCTGTGGCGGCGTTATGGATTTATTGAAAAATATTCGATAGTCGGGGTAACTATATGAAGTACAACCATTTTGATATGTTGCCAGATCGGGCTTTCTTAAAAGTCGGGGGCAAAATTATGCCTCAAGGCGGCGGTTCTTCTGCGCCTACGAGCTCGACAGTTACGCAAACCAATATCCCTGAGTACGCGCAGCCCTACGTAGAAAACGCACTGGGGCAAGCTGCAGCGCTGACGGACATTGGCCAGAACCCCTATCAGCCGTACCAAGGGCAGCGCGTAGCTGGGTTTGACCCCATGCAAGCGCAAGCTATGCAAAACGTTGCTGGGCAACAAGTTGCCCCACAGTTAAACGATGCGTCAAACATGGCGTACATGACTGGGCAGTACGGGCTAGGCACGCAGGGTGCAGCCGCGCAGTTACAGAATCAAGCTCTTGGGTATGGCGCGCAGGCTGCCGGTGCTGGGCAACAGTACGCGATGAACTCTACCAACCCGGGCGTGACTCAGGCGTACATGAACCCGTACCTGCAGAACACGTTGCAGCCAGCCTTGCAAGAGATCAACCGCCAGTACGACATTACCGGTGCTAAAGAGATGGGGGACGCAACGCGCTCGGGTGCGTTCGGGGGTAGTCGTGAAGCCCTGATGGCTGCTGAAAATCAGCGTGCCAAGAACTCGGCAATGAATCAACTCATTGGCCAAGGGTACAGTACTGCCTACGATAAAGCCATGCAGAATCAACAGTTTGGCGCTAACCTTGGGCTTCAGGGTTTACAAACTGCGGGTCAAGGCGTTGGTCAAGCTACAAACGCCGGACAGTATGGGCTACAAGGACTTAACACAGCGGGTCAAGCGGCTAGTACATTAGGCGCGTTGGGGCAGACTCAGTTCGGGCAACAGCAAGCCGCCAACCAAGCCATGATGCAGGCGGGCAACCAACAGCAGCAGAACCGCCAGCAAGGGTTAGACGTCGCATATCAAGACTATCAGTCGCAGCTTAACTACCCATACCGCCAGCTTGGCTTTATGTCTGACTTGATGCGCGGGCTACCGCTTACTCAGCAGTCGCAGTCAGTCTATCAAGCGGCACCCCCTGTGTCTCAGCAGTTAATGGGTATGGGTCTGGGCGCTGCAGGTCTCTCAAAAGCTTTTAGTTAGGGAATAATTATGAATCCAGCAATGGCCGGTCTTGGTGCACTGACAAAACAAAGCGGACAGCCTACGGGCAGGTCACCGGAGAGCATGTCGCAGACTATGGCGTTGGCCAAGCAGATGTCTGATATGCAGCTTGCCGACGTGCTGGCTGGTAAAAGCATGAACATCCCGCAGTACGTAGCGATGACTGAGGCTATGGGGCGCAAGCAGTTGCGCACAGCCATGCAGGGTATGACGGCTATGACTTCTGCTAAACAACCCACTGAGCGTGAGAAGTTGTTGTCGGAGATGATGCCCCGTCAGGCGGCACCGTCAATCATGAACGCTCCTCCTCAAGGCGCAGGGCTCGATCAGTTACCCGCAGATAACATGCAGGGGCTTGGGCACGCTGATGGCGGCATTATTGCGTTTAAAGATAGAGCTAAAGTTGAAGACCCCGACGCCTACGATGTAGATACGTACCAAACGGATCAAGACATGGGGCGCGCCATGCGCAAACGTGATCAGGGTTTTCTTGGTTCTGTTGGTGAAGAGCTGGGTGCGTTTGGTCGGTTCATTAAGAACCCACTTTCAAGCAAAGACCCTAAAGCCAACTACATGCGTGAGTTGGAAGCTCAGGCGCAACGAGACGAAGAAAGTCAATTCCGTGCTGGTACATCCGCACCAGTCGGGGGTCGCCCTAACAACGTGCCGTTGGGTATTTCTCCTGACATGTTAGAACGAGTTAAAGGACAAAAAGAACAAGTGCAAGAACAAGCGCGCGTTGGAGCGCCGCCAATTAAGTATGCCCGAACAGATTCACTTATTCCCGCATTAACGGGTGTGGCTAGTAGTGTAAAAGATGCGGTGATGGCTACTCCTTTAGGTAGAACAGCCGTAGATAAAGCTTCTGATATTAGCAATATTGCTGACAGAACTGCGTTGCGGGTTAGGCTAGCAGAGCAATATGGTCCTATGGCTTTAGGTACAGCATCGGGGTCTAATGCAGATCAAGCAATCGCTAGACAAATTTTAAATCGTTTGCCTAATATGAGCATGGAAGAATTAACTGCTTTAGCCGAGCAAAAAGGTCTGCCTGCTTCGCAAGTTGCAGTACCTTCAGAAAAACTGCCCGTTGCAGGCGGAAATCTTGGTCAATTTCAAGCCGCAGATAGAGAAGCATTGACTGCCCCCGGAGTAGCACCGCCAAACTCACCCGCAGCAGCACCAAAACCAGATGCAGGGCCAAGTACAGGTAGCGGACCGGGTGCAGGTGGCGGTGGGGGTGGCACTGGCGGTGGTGGACCCAGCGGTGGTGGGTACGGCGTTGGTTTGCCCGGCACGGCTTTGTCAAAATTTGCTACAGAACAAGCTGAGCTCTTACGCCCTAAAGAACGCAATAAGGATTACTACGCGGCGCTTGAAGCTGACAGCGCAAACAATGCTAAACAGATTGAAAGCGGTAAGAGTCAAGCACAAGGCGAGTTCTTGATGAACATTGGCGCAGCGCTTATGTCTACACCCAACATTGGTATTGCCCTGAGTAAAGGCGTTCAGGCGGGATTGCCGGGACTTGCTGCTAGCCGTAAAGAGATCAATGCGCTTACTAAAGATCAACGTGACTATAAGTTCAACATTGCCAAGGCTAAAGAAGCTCGTGATCAGGGCGATGAGATGTTGGCGTTGAACTACCTGAAGCTTGCAGAAGAAAGCACGTACCACGCCGGTATGGTTGGTGCATACATGGCTCGCGCGAGTGCTGATAAACCGTGGGGACGAACAAATATTACCGCGCAACAAGGTATAAAAGATTGGAAAGACCTTCGCCCAAGCGAAAGACAAGAACTTCAACAACAAGGTATTACCCCCTATAATTTCTTTGAGTACGTAAACAGTAGGGGTACTTGGGTGCCTACAGTTTCGGCACCGCCCGACAAAGCACAAGTACTACAATTGCCTAAACTTTAATATTTTTGAGTCTTAAATATGGCATACGTAAAGCTACCAAACGGTTCGTACTTGGAAGTGCCCAAAGGCATGCAGCCTATTCAGGCTTTGCAAGAAGCGCGTTCAGCTTTCCCCCGCGCATTTATGTCAGAGGAAGAACTGTCGTCGAAACAAGGGTTTGTACCTGCAGCAGGGCAAGCGTTTGGTGAGTTTAAGACAAAGTCGTTGGTGGGTCTGGGCGAACTTACAGGCAACGCAACACTTCAAAAAATGGCGCAAGACGCTAGTGAAGCCGACGAGAAAGCTAAAAAAGAAGGCAAGAACGAATACCTTCCTACCGAAGAAGAAGACATTGAATTAGCCCGTAAAAAAGGGTTGTTGCCATTAGCGGGTGCGTACGCTCGCAAATACATTTCAGAACCCCTTGGGGGTATTGCAGGTCGATACGGCGCGCCTATGGCTGCAGGTGCCGGTGCTGCGGGTCTTGCTGCTCTTGCTGCTCCCGCTTCTGGGGTTACTGCTGCTGGGGCGCTTGGTGCAGGGCTTCTTGCTAAAGGCGTTACGTCTCTTGTGGATGCCCCCGCTGAGATTGGCGAAAACATTCAACAGCAGATTGATGTTGACGCGCCCATTAACTCTACAAAAGCTATTGCTTATGGTTTGGGGCAAGCAGCGTTAGCGGGTTTTGGTATTCCGGGCATGGGCAAGTTGGCTGCGCCGGTGCAAAAATTGCTTGGTAAAGAAGCTGCTGTATTAGCTAAAGAAATTGTAGCAAGAACCACTACCAAAGAACAAGCTCTTGCGCAATTAAGTGGCACGTTGAAAAACGTTATTACTGGTACAGGCAGCGCCGCCGTGACTGGCGCAGGGCTAATGGTTGGCACGCAAGCTATGCGTCGGGCGTCGGCTGATCAAGACATTACAAGCCCTGAAGCGCTTGAAGAATACAAACAAAACTTAATCGGTGCAGCCGAGCTTGCCCCATTGTTTGGCGTTATGCACGGCGTACCTAAACGCGGTAAAGACAAGAAGTTAATTGATCAAGCTTCACAAAAACTTGAAGCTATTAAAAATCGAGAAAAGCGCGCGCGTGAAGATGTTGAAGCCGCAACGCTTGCAGACGAGCAAGCAAGAACTCAAGAAGCAGCAGGGTATAACGAAGCTGTTCAAAAAACTTTTGGTCCTGCCGAGAACGTTGCAGAGGGTGTGCAAGGGCGCACAGCCGATATGTTTGGCGGCACATACGCTGCCCCTGAAGGTGCGTTACCTCCTCAACGTGCCTTGGGTGACAACTTGTTGCCTCGCGAACGCGAGCGTGCGGTACAAGAACAGTTTGTTGAGAGTAAGTCACCGCAAGAGGTGATGAGCCAAGAGCGCAACCTCAAGCAGTACGTAACAGGTCTGCGCGATCAGGTATCTGCCGCTGCGGCTAAAGCTGATATTAAAACGCTAGGCGAGCTGACACCAAAACTGAAAGAAGTCGAAGCCGCTTACGCCGCTGCTTATAAAGAGTACTCTGCGCTCGATATCCCTGAAGTTAAATTTCAACAGCTTACTGAGCAGATTGCGCGCAAAACAAAAGAATTGCAAAAAGCCGGTGATGTGCAAGGTGACTTTGCCAAGATCGAGAAGTTAACCAACGACATTCAAAAATTACAAGCCGAGCTTGAGAAGGTTAAGCCGCCAGCAGGCCCTGATTTGTTTGCTGTTGAGAAAGAAGTTGTTGCTAAAGGAAAAGCCGAGGCGGCTGAAGCGTTAGCTCAAGGGCAGCAAGACTTTCTTGCACAGGTTGGAAAACCGGAAACTCGTATTGATGCGCGTCAACGGCAAACGCTTGAGCGGTACAACGACAACGTACGTCAGTTAGACGAAGCTTATGCGGCCAACGCGGACAAACGAATTATTGATAAACTCGTTGATTCTGTGCAAGCTGATGCCGCTGAACGTGCGGCAATTATGGCTAAAACTTCTGACGTAGTTAGCGCAGAAAAAATAGCTGCGCAGCAACAACGTGTTGAGCGGATTACTCGCGCTATTGCAGAAGCAGAAGTCAAGGGTGACACGGCAAGCGTAGCGGGATTACGCAATCAATTAGCCAAAGCTATTGTTGAGACGGCACGACCTGATGCGCCAACTAAACGTAATCGTGCTCTTGAAGATCAACAAGCCGCCATTGAAGAATTACGTTCGCAGGTAGAAGATTTAAAAGCCAAACGCTACTTGGGCGAAGGCGCGCGTGACATGACCACCGCTGCGTCTATGAAAGCGGGGCTTGAGCGCAAAGCTAACGAAACTATTGGGCGTTACGTTGAGGCAGCCATCCGTGATGTAAACGCGGTGCGTGAGCAAAACAACACAAAAAAATTAACGCAAACTGAAGCCATTCGGTTAGCTATGGATGTGCGTGGGCATTTAGAAAACGCGGTACGTAATTTAAATGTAACAGCGTTGCGCATGCCAAAAGAAAGTACGGTAAGCACGCTTGAAAAACAGCTTGCGCAGATTAAACGTAAACACCACAAAGGTGAATACGCTGGACCTAAACGTGCCGAAGAGTTTGCGCTGCGCCCAGAGTTTGATACGTTGCGCGCGCGGCAAGAACAAGGTAAAAAAGTTGAAGGCGGCACACCATTTGAAACTGAAGCGCGTAAAACTGAACGCTTAGCGGAAGAAGAGAAAGAACGCGTAGCTAAAGAACGCATGGCGCACGATGTTGGGCACGTTGCGCAAAATGAATTGTTTAAGCCAAAAGAACTTCAGACTGTTTTTAAAGAGCAAGAACCGGGTGTTGCCGCTAACGTCCGCGCTACGCCTGAAAACTTTATGCGGCTGTTGCGGTCAGGTACTGTAGCTAACCTACGCGCAAAAATGGTTGCTTTGCGTAAACCCGCCGAAGCAATTAAAGTAGCAAAAAACAAACCATTTGTTTACGACTCTAGTTTAAAGCGCGTAATTGCGCAGCAAGAACGTTTTGCGCTAGAAGTTAAAAATACGCATGAAGCTCTTGAGGGGTTAAAGAAAGATATTGTTGCTACGCAAGAAGCCGCAGATAAACTTAAAACGTATATTGAATCTTCAGTACCCGATAAATCTATTTGGCCTATTGAATCAGCGCTACAGCACGAAGTTGCAATAGACCCCGCCAAAAAACAACACAAAAAATTACTTGAGTCTGTTGCTGAAAAAACAAAAGCCCTTGAGTCTTTCCGAAAAGAATATGCTGAACACCTAGATTCTAGCGTAGCTTTTGAACGCGCTATGCTTAAAGACTTCCAAAAAAAGTTTGAAAAAATGGAAGCGGGCACGCCAGAACAACGTAGGTTAAAACAAGAAGCCGATGCTTCGCGCGCGCGTGCTGTTGTTGTAGAGCGCGAAGCAAAAGAAAATGCTGAAGCTGCTGCAATTGAAAAACAAAAAGCTGAACAAGCCAGACTAGAGGCTAGCGCACAAGCTTCTGAAATGTCGGTACGCAACGAAGTTGTTACAACAAAGTATAAAGTTACAGACCCAAAACAACTAAAACAGCTAAAACAATACAAAGCAAAACTTGCTGATGAGCTGGCTAAAAAAGAAGTTGACCCCGCCGTTGTTGAAGACCTTCAGAAAAAAATATCGCAGATTGCGCCTGATGAACCAGTGTTGCGCACAAAAATTACAAACCCAATACCGTTTAATAAAAGCGAAACATTAAAAGACTACGCCTCACCTCGTACTGCAAATGAGACTCGTGCAGAACGCGCCGAGAAAAAACTTGCGCAACAAGCACAAGAGCGTGAAGATGTTATTGCGCGCGGTGAAAGCCAACGCCAAGAAAAAGAAAATCGCGTATCTCTTCAAGACGCGCGCAAACGCGAATCTGAGTTAAACACACAGCTAAAAAGTGTGCAAAAAGAATTAGGGAAAGTCACTAAAGAAAAAGCAAGTTTAGAAAAAGCCATTACAAACGCTAAGACTGAAAAAGGCAAAACGCATTGGCAAACTAAATTAGATGCGTTTGTTAAAGAACACAGTATTGAGGATTTGCTTAAACGCGAGCAAGTTCTTAAAAGTGGTCTTGAACAAGTCAAAGATATTGGCGTTAAAGCTGAACGCGCGTTAGTTGTGCTTGGCAACAAGGCCGGTAGAGAAACTACAACTAAAGTTAAAGGCGTTGAAAAGACTGCTGAAGAAAAAGAACTGGCAAGAATAAGGGCAGCGCACGAAAGAGCTATAGCAAAAAGTTTTGAAGCATATTTAGAAGCTGAAGCACCTTCTAGGCGTGGAAACATAACGCAAGCAGAGTACAGAGGACCTAGTGGCACTGACTTCCGTATTGTTAAACCTACAGAGCAACGCCTTGATTCTGACCAGAGCAAGCGTGTAACTGACGCTATCGAAAAGAACTTGCCTAAAGATATCAAGGTCAAGTCTGTTGATTCGTTTGCTGAGTTACCTAAAGACGTTAAAGACATAATTGCGCGCGATGGCATTGTTGAAGGGTCTGTACACGCCGATACAGTTCGTGGTTTTGTTACGCCAAATGGTGACGTGTATGTTGTTCGGAACAACCATGCCACCGTTAAAGACCTTGAAGCTACGTACGTCCACGAGATTATTGGTCACGCCGGTGTTGATCGTATCCTTGGCAGAGAGGGCATGGAGAAGTTGGCTGATCGCATTCGCACGCAAGACGGTGGTGCGCAAGAACTTGCTTCTAAACTAGGCGCGGACGTACGTAAAAACTTTGATGGTTCGATGGCTGACTATGCGTTAAGCATTGAGGCTATGCGGCGTCGTGGCGAACCACAGGCTAAGATTGATGCGGCTATTAAAGAGATGGACATCAAAGCTACGCAAGAACTTATTGCGTACACGGCAGAGCTGCGCGTAGATGAAAACTTGCGTACTAAAGCTGGCCGGTGGATGAAAGAGATTGTGGGCATGGTTCGCCAATGGTTGCGTGACCACGGGTTTGCTGAGCTTTCAAAAGTATCAACCAGTGATATCTACAACATACTTCGTCAGTCGCAACGCAACTTTAATCGCGGCGAGCTAGGCGCGTTCCGTGAGGTTAGTGGGCAAGTATCTTTTCGCACGCAAAAAGCCAAGTTTAACGACTCGTTTGACTCCGAATTAAGCAAATCTATTCAACAGACTGTGCCATCACAGAAGCCTTGGTTAGACCGCATTTTTGGTAACGCGATGGGCATGACCATGATGCACCGGTTTGAGGATAACTTTGCCGGTCTTGCGCATATGGCAACGGTAAACAAACGCTTGACTGGCAGCATTGAAGGTACGCAGATGATGTACTTTAACCGCCTGTCGCATAATATTAGCAACATGGTAGGCGAGTGGATGACTCACGGACCGGTTGGGATTGCAATGACTCGCGGTAAAAAAGGTGAACCTACTGCTGAGTATCAGTACGTTAACAAAACAAAAAAGTACAAGCTAGAACTTGCCGAAGAACGCGCAAACAAAACTCCTGATCAAGCTAAAATTGTTGACCTTGAACAGAAAATTAAAACTGGTGTTAACGGGTTAGCCCCTGCATATGAAGCTATTGGTAAAGCTGCGCCTGAGATCGGCAACACCGAGGCAGCGTTTCAAGCGTTTACTTATTACATGGCGGGGGAGCGCGTTACCGGTTTAGCGCAACGCGAAGGTATAAGTTTTAAAGAAGCGCTTAAAAAACTTGACCTTGGTGAAAAACTTAGCGAGGCTGACGTACAACGTGGGTTGCAGTTTGGGCGTAACAACAAACACTTTCAAGAAGCGCGCAAGTTTAACAAAATCTATAACGATGCGCAGATAGACTTTCTTGTTGAAACTGGGTACCTTACACCGGCAAAAGCGGCTGAGCTTAAAAAGGGCGATTTTGTGCCGTTCTATCGCGAACGCAATGGTGAGATAGTAGACAACGAATACAACATTCGTGTGGGCGACTTAACTACGCAGAAACATCTTAAAGAATTAATAGGCGGCGATCAACCTATTCTGCCATTTCATATCAGCTCGCTGCAAAATACCCGCATGCTTGCTGAAATGGGCATGAAAAACATTGCCACTAAAAACACCGCATACACGCTGAACAACTGGGGTATTGCTGAGGTGCGTCCGGGTGATGGCCCTGCTGCAGCTAACGTCATTCGTTTTTACGACAAGGGTGAGAAGAAACATGCCATCTTAAATTTTAAAGATGCGTACATTGGCATGGAGAAAAAACTTGAAGAAATGAAGAAAGACGGAAAAGCCAACACGCCTGAGTACAAGAAGTTGCGTGAAAAAGCCGAAGCAAGCCGCGAGAACTCTGAGTTGTTTGGCAACATACCCGCCGAGCTTGTTGTGCGCGGCATGGAAGGCATAGCTCTAACATTACCCGCCGCAGTAAGTTGGCTTCGCGGTCCTGCAGACTTGTTACGTAAAGGCGTTACGCGCAACCCTCTCTACGCGGTACGCAGCTTGTACAAAGAATCGCTCAGTAGTTGGATTACAACTGGCGCTGATGTTACGCCTTTGCTTAGCTCGTTAAAAGCAGCTAAACAAGTGTTGGGCAAAGAAACGCCTACTACGCTTAAAGAATTGCGAGCAGCGGGCATAACCGGTGGGCATGTGTACTCTGGCACAATGTCTGACCTTAACACTATTGCGCTACAGATTGCCTCTGGTAAATCAGGGTGGGAAAAAACATGGGCAGGGCTAGATCGTTTAGCAATTAGGGCGGATGAAGCAGGGCGCGTGGCGTTGTACGATGGGTTTGTTAGGAAGGGCATGTCGCAGATGGAGGCGCATCTTGCCACCCTTGAATCGCAAAACTTTACTAAGCGTGGCTACTCGCCCACTATGAGCATGCTGAGCGTGATGATTCCGTTCTTTAACTCGCAAGTGTCAGGGTTGTCTACGTTTGTTCGTAACATGTCGGGCAAATCAATATTTGAAGACAAGTTAAATTTGCAAAGAACTGCGATGATGCGCGGCGCAGTTATGGCGGGTTCAACGCTGTTGTACACATCGTTGATGCAGAACAACAAAGCGTACAAGAACGCAACTGATGAACAAAAACTTAACAACTGGTTTGTGCCAATTCCATTTTTTGAAGAGCCTCTTCGCGTAGCAATACCTTTTGAAGCTGGTACGGTGTTCAAAGCTGTGCCTGAAGCCCTATACAACTTAATGGCAACTGATGCCAAAGCTAAGTTTGTACTGCCAGCGTTGCGTGATCAAATACTGCAAAGCGTTCCGGGGTATTCATCAAAGTTTGTGCCGCAAGGAGTCAAGCCAATTCTTGAGGCATACACTAACAAAGACTTTTTTTCTGGCCAAGATATTGAAAGCAAGCGGCAGCTAGATGAATTGCCCGGTTACAGAGAAAATGCTAACACTACGGAAGCAGCTAAAACGTTTGGCAAACTAATAGGTATTTCGCCTATTCAACTAGACCATGCGCTTAACTCATACACCGGCGGTGCGGGTATTGCCATTCTGTCAATGCTTAACCCTGTGCTGCGCTCATCTACGCCGCCTGATCTCAAGCCGAGTCAATACGCGGTTTTTGGTAGTTCGTTTCAGCCTGTAGATGGGGCAGGGATTATTAACAAAGCGTTTAAAGAAGCCGAAGAAATTGAACAAATTAACAAGACGTACAAAAATTTGGAAGAGAAAAACCCCTCTGAAGCTATTGCATTTGCTAACAAAAATATTCGCGCAGTTGACTTTGGTTCTGAAGCCGGAAGGTTTAAACGACAGATGGGTGAATACGCCAAAGAAGAACGCGAGATACGTGCGTTGCCTAGAGCAGCTATGTCTTCAGCAGAGAAAACAAGGCTGATTGACAAAATCAAACAAGAGAAGATTGATTACGCCAAAGAATTTAGGGCTAGCGTAAACGGGTAAACCACACGCCAAGTCTGCCGTCTTTCTCAACGAACTCAGCCTTACCGCGAAGTTTGAGAAAGACGGCAGCACGAAGCCCATCTTCTTTAATCTCATCGAGCTTGAGCGTTGGAACAAAAAAACCCCCACGTATGGGGGTCTTCTGCCAAGGGTAGTGAATCCTAATCTTGCGAGCGTTCATCGTCAACAACAGGCGTTGATATACAGATCGAGTACATGCGGGTCTCAGGTCCACGGGTACGCGCTAGCATGTTCTTGCGCTCAAACCAAACCTTGAAATGAGAGTTGGCTGAAAGCTCTTTGACCATGTCGGCGTAACCATGACTCATCGCCGCGCAGTGCGCTTTAAGTTGTGATATCTCGATGTAGTAGTCGATGCGGTTAGGCGATATATCGTGCTCAACGCGCCCTGCAATCTGCGAACGAGAGATAGACTGGTCAATGAGCCCCTGACCCCCAAGGTTCGCGCTAAGCTTACCCTCTACGTTTTTGACCACAATGAACTTGCCGTAGTTCTCGCGCGTGTAGGCGTTCAGGATATCCTCGGCGCTGCGCTTACTACCGCGCAATGCCTCACGCCCGTTGTCTACCATCGAGCGCAGCACGTCCATAATAGGCTGCATGGGTATATCAATAACGTCTGCGTACTTCTTGCCCAACAAGATGATGGCAGCGATGATACAGCTATTGCCACCGAACCAGTACCGCTCGTCACCAGAGTACCCAAACTGTTCCTTGAGCATGGTCTCGGCGTTCTTGCGTATGTCTGACGCTGTTTGACGGTTTGTTACCAACCACTTAATGTACTTCTCGCCACTCACACCGTAATTTTCTTTGAGGTTAATAATGTGCTGAGACTCTTGTGCATCGAACTCTAGTATCTCGGTGAGCTTTAACTCTAGGAGTCGCATGATCTCAGCGTGCGATGAGTGGCTACGCGCGCCGCCGAAGTAGTCTAGGACGTGAGTGTTAGACGACAGCAAGTCCATGTTCTTCCACTCAGTCGTGTTCACGCGCTCTTTGTTCGCGCCCGACTCTGACCTGTCCTTGCCCTTACCCTGCGTCTTGTCTAACAGGTGGGCGCTCATCCACTCGAAGTCGTTACGGTTCTTGGCGGTGATCTCGTCCATAATGAGTGGCAAGTTTTTTAAGAACCCCGCGCGTTGCTGCGCTGCAATAGATGAGGTGCTGTGTGCCACCTTGTACTTCTCGGGGTGACCATAAAAACTAGCCGCTAGCATCTGTGCCAAGCTCTTGCCGGTGCCTGACTCGGACGACCCCATGTGATAGACGATGCCTGAGTGATTAGACAGCCCCATGAGCAGCGATGCCGGTCCGACTAACCCCATCGCAAGGACGTTCCACAGCTCGCGCGCTATGAGCATATTCACCGAATCACGCCACGTATCAAGGTCGCCTGTCGGTACACAGAACGAGTTGATGTTGGTCAGGTTGGGCATGGGCACAAATATCTTTGAGCCATCGGGGGAGTAGATGCTGCTGCTGTATACAAACGTGTTGTCAGACTGCCAACCGTAGCTGTTGGGCACCTTGATCGGGCTCTTGTTGGCGCTAGCATGCTCAACACACGAGCGCACGTACTCAAACAAGTTCTTGTCATTACCCGCCCCGAACGCTGCCACGATGTTCTGTGATGCTAACGCCTTGAGTGTCTCGTCCTTACTGATAATCGCCTTCTGTGGGAACGTGAGCTCGACCATACCGATCTTGCGCATGGCAGTCATGTGAACCAAGTGCTCGCCCTCGACATGCAGAATATCTGTCACAAACAAGTCGTAGCCAAGCACCATGATCTGCTTAGACATCTTCGTGCCATCGGCGTCTTCGATAACTTTGTCGATGTAGATGCCGCCATAATCGCCGTAGCTAAAGCCCTTGGGCGGTGCGGGTTTGTTCAGCACAATAGGCTGAAACACGTTCTGAGAAATCTCTCTGCTTACGATGATCTCAGCAGCTTCGGTGTTGGTCTTGTACTCGCGGCTAAAGATGAGTGGGTTAGTGATCTTGCCGAAGTGTGGGCACTTGTCGCAAACTCCGGGGTTTAGCGTATCAAATTTGATACAGGGTGTCGGACCTTTTGTGTGGTTCCACTTCTCAACAAGCCTATCGTAATCATAGGGGTGCATGTCAGCCAGAACTTTAGCGCGGTCAAACCCGTCTTCACACCGTCTTGCTAAAGATATCAGGGCAAACCACAACGGCTCCATGCCATCTTCTGCTGCGTGCTCTTGGTAGTATGCGAGCTGCTCACACCCCGTACCCTCAGCGGTGGCTTGCTCAATGTTGCGAAAGAAACTCACGGTGTTCTCGACCATCACCACCTTGTTGGCATCAGGTACGGTGTTAGGTCTAGTCCCCGGCAAGTCTAGCTTAGGCTTGGGCATTTGAATCTCGTACGCTTGCCCGTTCATCTGGGCGCGCAGCGCATCGGCAACGGTCTGGAAATCAAACGTCTGTGGGCTCGCCTCCACCATGATCTTCACACGGCGGGGCTTGTCTTTCTTGTAGTTAAACGTGTCCGGCACGCGCAAGATACGCGAGGCATCGCCCGTCACGCTGAAGTCGATCTTGAACCCCTGCTTCTTGCACAGACGCTTTAAGTTCTCAGCAACAGGTTTCCACTCGGCGATATCGACCTCTTCGGTGAAAGGCCAATACACATGCAAACCACCACCGCTGGAGACGATCCACGGTGTGCCAAGTTCTGCTAAAGCTGTTTCAGAGAGAAAGGCATCTAGCGCCTCGGCAGCTTCGCCTTTGCTAGCGTACTCCCTGATACCTTTGCCGTTGCAGTCTATGTCGAGAAAAAGCGATTTAATCTTGACCGCGTTCTTAGCCACGCGCTCTTTAGCCTCACCGAACGTAGCCAACGCATAATACGCATCTAACCCCCTTTTATCGAACGCCACAGCGGCGTCGTGCATTTCTTGTATCGTCTTAACGTAGACGTGCTCTTTTTTTACTGTGTTGAGTTCGACGGCGCAATAATTACCGGAAGTCGGCAACACAGTCGCTAGGAAATCCTGCGACCTCATATACTTCTCCCAATCATTACAGCGTGCGTTCGGCTAGGCGGTTCAGTATTTCTTTCTGCCACTCGATAGGCAAACCATCGGGGTAGATGTAGTGGTCAGCTAGGCGCACTAGCTCTTTGTCGGTCAGGACTCGGGGATTGATTGATATGTTGTTTTCAAGCGTAGCGGTTTCGGGTTGCATTTTCTTAGTGCCTCTTCGACTGTGCTGCTGTTTTGTAAGATGTTTAGCAGTGATTGCACGCGGTCTCTATAAGACTTGGTGACTTCTGTCCCGCTAAACCAGTTGTATACCGTTTGCCGCGTTGCGCCAGTAAAGTTTGAGATTTGGATGACTGGGAAATCCAAGTGTATCGCCCACCGCCCTAACTGGTTGCCTAGCGACTTCGGCGCAGCCAAGGTAGTGGTACGTATTTCATTTGAGTAGGGCATTGTGTTTCCGTGTTGGGTGGGGGTACTCGCAGTTTCTACTTTCCCCCCAAGACTTTACTCGTCGTCAGCATCCCAGTTATCAACTACCGCAGCAAGCCCAGTAGCTTTCTTGGGCACAGCAGTTGGTTTGGCAGCAGACTTACGCTTCTCAGGTTCAGCAACCGGTTCAGCTTCTGGCAATTCTTCAGGCTCTTGCGCGTCAGGCGGTTCTACTGGCTGAACATACGGTTTAGGCTTAGCAGCAGTAGGGCGTTTGCCTTCGATAGCCAACGGCGCAGGGGTCTTGACGTTATCGGCTTGCGACACCGTCATGGTGATAGCGCGTGTAGCGTCCTCAGACTGACCCTTCTCAAGCGCAACGGCGTACTCATCATCCGCGAGCCAACGTGCGGGTTTAAAGAACAGCTTGGGCACAGCAGCCTTGGTATCGAACTTGAGCTGTGTCACCACCATCTCAGGGCTGATGTTCTGCGCGGCTAGGTAGCGTGCGTAGGCTTGGAGTGGTCGGCGATCATCGCCTTCTTCCTTGCCGAAGATAGACGTAGCAGAGAGCGTTAACTGCATCACGTCACCGCCCTGCACATCGTTTGCCAACACTACAGCAAGACGTTGTGAGAAACGACATGCGCGGCTGTCGCCTTGACCTGAGCCCTTGATGTTCATTGGGCAGGTCGCGCAAGATGGTGCCTGTGGTTCTTTAATGCTTGCATCAGGCAGGTTGCCATCAGCAGACCAACAGTCGGGAGCCTTGGCTTCACCCTCAACATACTGCCCCTCGTAGTACGTACGGCTCACCTTGGGCGCAGCGTTAACAATCACCACATCAAGATGGCGATCTTCGATGGCTGCAACTTCTTTGCCACCGGCGATCAGACGGAACACACCGCCCTTGACTGAGATACGTTTGACGCTGATACCACTACCACCACCGGTTAAAGCCTTGGCGGTTGAAGAGAGTTCACCTGAACGAGCGAATGAGGGAGTTTGCGTAGGATTGAAATTAGTAATATTAGACATTTAGGTTTCCTTGAGATTTGCGTATTACTTCGTTGGTTTGCGAACGGATACATCGTATTCCGTCATACTGTTAAGCCCCGCCGGTACAACGCCGGGGTTCTCTTCTAGAAACGTAACCATATTGGTCTGGTGGATGCGTTTCTCAAACAGGTCAAGGGCTTCGTGCTCAACGACAAACGTCTTGAACGAGTCCCAATCATCTGTGTAATAGCGCACCTTCTGAGCCAATATAATCGTGCCTTCAGAAGTCCTGATGGACGAACTACCAAGCGCAAGCATTTGGTCTTTCATCGCAATCTTAATCTCATTTTGCTGAGCCTTGAGCTCTTCAACTTGAGAATCAAATTCTTTAGTTAGTAACTGCACGCGGTCACGTATCTTACGGTAGACTCGCGCGAGGGTGTCGAGGGGGATTGCTTCTTCAGTCATTTTTAAATCTCCTTGGTGTCAAATACTTTACATCATTAAAGGTGGGAGTGCAACCCCAATTAGGGTTTGCGATTACTTGATTACTTCTTCGTACAACTTCAACAGCATATTGTGGTCTTGTACTCGTTCTTCGAGTCGCTTGAACATCTTGCGCTCGATCTCACTTCCTTGCAAGTGTATTACCGTAACTTTTGTTGAGTCCTGCCCGATACGATCTGAGCGTGCAATACATTGTGTGTACGTCTCAACCGACATCACCGGACCGTAGAACACGACTGTGTCAGCCGCTGTCAGGGTGACTCCATGTGATGCAGCTTGTGGCTGTATCACTAGCACGCGAGGGCTCGCTGTCTCCTGAAACTGTTTGAATATCTTGGTGCGCTTAGTCACACTCACGTCACCGTGAATAACGTCAGCGTCTATGTTGTGCTTGGCGAGGTGTGCCGCGATAGCAGCGATGCTGTGACGGTAGGGGGCGAACACCAACACCTTACGGCTTGTCTCCTCCATAACTTCTAGCAACACGTTTAAGCGCGGCGCGCAGTCGAACTCCACCACCTCATGCCCGTCCGTGTACGCTGCACCCGCAGATATCTGCAACAACTTGTTGACCACACCCGCTGCGTTGATAGCCGTGATGGTCTCACCCGCAGCACTCACAAGCATCTGTTCCTTGAGCATGCGGTAGTACTTCACCTGCTGCGCTGTGAGCGGTATGTCGCGGGTCTCTGTAAGCACTGGTGGTAAGTCGGTGCACTCCTCCTTGGTGTAGCGTATGGCAGGTTGTAGCGCATCGAACACGAGCTCACTCGACCCTTCCTTGGGAGCCCACTTAAACATCGTGATTTTGTTCATCACTTTGTCTCGCCACGCTGTAGCAAACTTGGGTACTTTAGTAGGGTTAACAAGTCTAGCTAACCCATACGCATCTAGTGGGGACTGCGAGGCGGGTGTGCCCGTCATCATCCACAAGAGCGTGTCAGGCGTGAGTATGCTGTTGAGCGACTTCCATCTCTTTGTAGACACGTTCTTGTACGCGTTGGCTTCATCGACAATCACGAGGTCGAACCGACCATCGTTAGCTATCTCCTCGGCGATGAGGTTCAAGCCATCGTAGTTGACGATAACAAACTCATAGTCACCCTGCACCATCTCGATACGCCGCGATGCTTGCGAGTGATGCGCTGCGATAGCAGAGCGGTGAATGACGCTCTTGGCGATACCACTCATCCACGCATCGTGCATGATGGACAGAGGGCACAGCACAAGACAACGCCGCACTTTATTGAGTGACATGAGGTAGTCAGCCGCCCACAACGCAGAGAGCGTCTTACCAGTTCCGGGGTCGTTAAACACGAACGCTCGGCGGTGTAGTGTCAAGAACGATGACGTGTCGATCTGATGCGCAAACGGTTTGTGCTTGCCCGGCCACTTGTAGCGAGTTGTTATGGGCGACTGAATATCTTTGAGCCCCAGATTGCGCAACACCCGCGCTTCATCTAAGCCCCAGTACACCGCCATCTCAAACACGCCGTTGTTCTCAGCGAGTATCTTGCTCTTAGGGATAATGCTGTACTTGGTGGGTTGCCGTGTCTTAAAGAGTACGGCTTTGTTATCGAGGATGTGCATAGTGAGGTTCTTCTCTTAGGTAGTACGCTTCCGTGGTTTTGTCGTAATCTAAATATCCTGCTATTGCTAGCCTTTGCCCTACGGCTTGCAAGTAGTTGTCTTGTTCAAGTATGCCTTCATCGTGGATTGTTGTTGATGGCACTACCTCACCAAAACGTGCAAGCCAGATGTTGTACAACGCACTCATCGGAACTTTTGATACTTCATCGTTGTAAATGTTTTTATCCATTTTGTTGTGAAACCAAGTTGCAGGGTCGCCGTAGTACTGATCAGAAAATATTTTGTCGAGTCCGGGCAACAGTTCTTTAAGTAGCTGCGCTCTGCTGATTACCATAGCTACTCAATGATCCGGTACACAGGCAACGAGATTTGCGTGAGGTGATGCGTTTCCATCTTCTTTGCTTTTATCAATCGCGCTACCGCAACTTTATAGAACTCATCAAGCTCAGGATGCTGCACCCACTTGCTGCCGTACTTAACGAGCCATAGGTTTTCGAGTTCTGATATTGCCGCAGCCCACGCGCCTTCTTCTAAGTTTACCGGTGGCGCAGTATCTCCATTACCTGCGTAGAACACTTGCCCCATACCTTGCGTATTCATTGCACCAAGAGCTTTTTGCCCCATGCCTTGTGTGTTTTGATACGGGCTAAGATACCCGCCTGTAGTTCTTAGTTTTTCTTGTTCTGCCCTAAGCTGATCAAGATGCTCTTCGAATTGGTTTTTCTCAAGCTGCTGTTGATGCCCTCGCAGTAAATCGTACGCGTACCTGCCTATTGCTTTTATCTTCATATCATTTCCTTGGTGGGTTGATTACTTCAAGCTACTGTCTTTGTTACGCTTAACCGATCTGTTAGTGCTTGCCGGTACTGCGCGTAAGTTACCGCGAGTTGTTGTGCCACCTTTGCTTAGCGGTGTCTTGTGATCGACATCTTTGCCATCGCCCTTGTGCACAACACCTTCACGTTCTAACATGCGCCGCGCTTTGTTACGCTGCGCTCGTTTCTTCTTTACCATTTCCGTGCCATCGTATTGCGCGTACTCCTTTGCATACGGGCGAGGTTTGTTGACATAGGGCATAACGCCTCCAAAAAAGATTGATGACCGACACTAGTGCTTCTTGTTGAACTCACAACTGCGTACAGGACACCACCCACAAAGCGGTGTTTGTGTTGGGTTCCATACGTTTGCATCGACTGACTGCGCTAATCTAGCGACCCGCTCGCGGTACTTCCACCAATGTTCCTCGGCTTCGTCACGCGACATTTTATGCTTTACTATAGAGTCTTTCACGACAAAGAGCAATGCTGAATTGACCTGCCTGATGTGCGGGAAGTGCACGAACACCATCAAGGTCATGAGGATCAACTGGTCGCGATCAGGGTACTTGTCGTTGCCTGTCTTGTAGTCGAACACCCACGCCTTGAGCCCATCATCGTCAATGATCAACAGGTCAGCAATACCGCGCACCCACACGTTCTCGTCCTTAAACCCGCAGGGGCGCAAGTCTTCGGTGATACCCATCTCGTGCTCGGCGAGCTTGCGCCCTTCCTTCTTCATGAGCGAGTCTAGTACAGGCTGCATGTACGCGAACTCAGGGGGCAACGGCTTCTTAACCTTGACGTACAACTCAGCGTGCTCATGTGCTTGTTTACCGTAGATCGTATGTACTGTGTCTGTGAACGGGTAGTTCTTCAACACCTTGATCTCGTGATAACGTCTTGCACAGCCCTCGTAGTCTTTTAGACCGGAGTGCGACCACTTGAGTTTATTCATTTTGGGTTCCATAATTTCCATTCGTCTATCCACCGTATAACTGTATATACGTTTTGAGTAAACGCGGGCTTAGCTAGTGGATGTATAGGTGTGACATTGTTGTTTGCGATGCCTACGCGTAGGGGCGTGTTAATCCACGGCGCAATTTTTTCAATTCTAAACAAGCCCTTATCGTACGTGATAGGCACGCCCTGTATCTCACACAGGTCGAGCACCGCTTGCACTTCAGGACTTAAACTTGGCTGTTGTGATTGCATTGGTTAGCCTATCAGAAAACATTGAGACGAAGTTCTCGTTGTGGTACAGGTCAGAGCCCATGTCCTCTAGTATGGCGTGAGTAAGCTCATGCCAAAACGTATTGAACTTCTGCTTGGGTGTGAACTTACATGACGCCCCCTGACTTGCAATCAACATCTCTTTGTATTCGTAAGTAACGCAGCCTCGGTTGTATCCATCTCTTAATTGCTTTACACGCGTTACCGTATACCAGTCCTCGCCTACTTTAACCTTGGTGGGTATCTTCATTTTGCTTCTCCTTTAATTGCGTTGGTTACTGAAAATCCTTGTTTAACGCGCCGATAAAAAGTACTTTTGTTAGTGCCGTAGCGCGCAAGCCATTCTGTCAAACTAAGAACAACACCATCTACATTTATTAAGCGCACGCGCGAAGAGTTGTACACCTGCTCTTTCCGTGTTGCCCATTTACAGTTGTTCGGCGTGTAATCTCCATCGTTGTTTATCCTGTCGAGTGTGTGCCCTTTAGGCGGCACCCCCATATCTGTTAAAAAATTTTTAAAACTTTTATCCCACCGTTCACAGACTTTTATACCGCGCCCACCGTACCGATGGTAGTCTTTACGGTTTTTGTTTTTGCACCTGTCTCGCATTGCTTGCCACACGCCGTATGCTTTGTTTGAGTACCCCGTAATCCGCGAGTTTGACATTCCATGCGTTCTTGAGTTATCCCCAAGAACGTTTCTTTTTAAACACCCGCAAGATTTGTTATTGCCGCTCGCGAGTCTGTGCCAGCGAACTACGACTTTAGTGCCGCACTCGCAGACACACGCCCAATTTCCAGAGGACACTTCGCCCACCGTAGTTAGACGCCCAAACACTTCATTTGATGTCACCGTACCTATCACCAAAACCTCCATCAGCAGCTAAGGGTATTCCGGGCATGTACCACGGATCGGCGGTCATACACTCAACAACAAACTTATATGCGTCTTCCGCTTCGTCTTCTGGGCATATGATACAACACTCGTCATGTACAGTCAACACGCACTTGTAGCGTTCCTGTATCCTTAACATGCCGTCCGTCATGACGCACCTAGCCACAGCTTGCACGATGTTTTCGACAAGCTTGCCGCCATACAACTTCTTCTTATGCTCGCCGTACACCCATTGCGTGCGCCCGATAGCATCACTATCCGTAGCACGTAGGTCAGGGTACTTCAAGCTCAAACCACTCGGTAATAGTATACGCTCTTTGTCAAAAGTTAAACACTTATATTCGTACGACTTACCCTTAGCGAGGGAGTAACCGATCAGCTCATCGCACAGCCCCCACAGACTCACCACAGGCCATGCGCGTGCACGATACTTGTTGATGATGCTTCTAGCTGCGGCTGAGTGGGTGAGAATCTGTTTCAGCTCGTAACGTGTAGGTATGCTGCCCAACGTGTTGAGGCGTGACTCGTTCTCAAGGAACCAATTGACGTCTGATCGGTTTACACCAAGACGTTTAGCAAAGTCCTTGGAGTACATCGTGGGCGGCGCGCCTAGAAAGCCCGTCAGAAGCTGCGCTGAAAAGGACGCCCAACCCATCCCGTACCCGCAACCCAGTAGCGCAGACTTCGCGCTTTGCCGTAGATCGGGGTGGCTCTCTTTGGTGAGGTCAGGGATGCCAAACATCTGTGCGCCGAACGCGGCGTACGCATCCTGTCCAGAGGCGAAAATGTCGAGTAGCTCTTTATAGTCTGCAAGATACGCCAGTACTCTAGGTTCAATCTGCGCGAGATCAGCCACCACGAGTTTATATCCTTGCGGGGCTTGGATACTCTTGCGTAAGAACGATCCGCGCTTGAGGTTCTGTAGGTTAAGGCTTGACCCTTTGCTTGCTGACCATCGCCCTGTGTGTGCGCCGTAGTAGTTAAGCGGGACAGGTAGCGCGCCTCTTCCTGCAATATCGAGAAAACGCTGCGCTCGTGTTCGTTCCAACGTGCTTTTGACTTTAAGACGGGCTTCGCACAGTAATGAAATTTCTTCATTGTCGCTGTTGAGCAGGGATTGGAAAAGCGCGTCATTCTTAGCAAACGCATAAGCTTCTTTGCCTGTCGTCTTACTAACTTTGCGCGGGGGTTCGACCCCAATCGCAAGCAGTACTTGCGCAAACTGTTGATTACTAGCGAGCGACGCCTCTTCAATTTCAAGCTTCGCAAGAAGACCCTCTCTTTTGTCCTTCTCATCTTCGATGGCTTCACTTAACATCTCCGCATCAAGCCGTAGTACAGGTTCAGTAAACATCTTCAAGGTCATGTCGATCAAGCGCAGCTCTGACTCAGGGTAGCCGCCCTCGACCTCGGCATTGAGTCGGTTGAACACCTCCTCACACAAGAACACATCGTGCAAGCAGTACTCAGCAAGCTCTTGCTCTACCTCCTCGGTCAGGCGTGTCATGCCGTTGGTGTTGTTGACCGCCTTGCCCTTGGGGGGTAGCTCGTATATCTCAGCAAGTTTGGCTAAGCTGTTACCCGCCTCCACCCCACGCAGCGCACGCGCCATACTGAGCGAGTCGTAGATGAACAGGGGCTCGACTCCATAGACCCACGATAGGATCGACACATCGAACTGCGCGTTGTGCGCGAGCACAGAGGTGACAGACCAATCAACAGACTCAGCCCAGTCACGGATATCACAACCTGTTATCCAACGCGCATCGTCCTTACCGTAAGTCTTCACACCAATGCCGAACGCTGTGAATCGTTTGTCGCGCACATACTCCTCGGTGGTCATCTTCGATAGCGTGTACTCCTTGCTATCCCAACGTGTTTCAAAGTCCACTACGAGCGTGTTCTCATTCATCGTCTTGTGCCTCGTGTTTGACGGTGAGCATTGCGTCTGCTAGTTGATACGCTCTGCGTGCTGTGCTTTTGAAATCATCACGAAAACATTCTCCCTCTGCCAACAAGCCTTGCAATGCCAGCCCCGCAAACAAGTCCCTCAGTTCTTCATCGTTCATTTTGCTTTCTCCGTGACTTCGATTAACTTCTGTAGGTAGTGCTGCGCCTTCTTCAGGTCCTCGATGCCGCCTTTGTCTTTCCACCTGCTAACGTACTTCACTATGTTGCCCTCAAGATAGCCCAAGTTGTTGGCGATGATGTAGTCCCACGGCTGTATAGCTTTGACTGCGTAGTGTGCGCCACCTACCTGTTGTTCATTTGCTTTCATATCGGATTCCTTAACCATTCTGATGCTACGTCTGCGTGAGGGATAAAAGCTACTTTGTCGTTACGCATAACAGGCTCTCGCGCATCATCACCGTCACCCCATGCCCATATCTTAGCTACTTGACCACGCTTGTTAACTTCGTAGCCGCCGATGTGAATCTTGCTTTGGTGATGCAGATTTTTAAGCGTGTTGATGACAGACTTCTGCGTTCTGCCCGTTAGCTTTATTAACGCACTCGCCGTAGCGCGGCTTACCTCTTCCAATGCGCGAGCGACTGTGACATTTGGTGATTCACTCATTTTTCTTCCTCTGCTCCGCGTACATCCCCGCACGATAGCCAATCTCGTACGCCTTACGCAGGGTCATCATGCCCAGTTCAATTGCATCAGTATCCGTTATGAAATTCAACGCACTCTCTTGTGCTGCGCGGCGTATGCTGTCCTCAACCTTCTGCTGTTGGGCGCGTTCAAGCTCGGCAAAGGCTTCGTCTTCTTCGGTCATAGTTTTTGTCCTTGATTTAATCACTTGTATATGGTCAAACATTTTCTTGCCAAGGTCGTAGAACTCCTTGTCTTTGCCTGTGCTGTTATCTTTCATTCTTCACCCCTAAATTTACGTTTAATGTCATCATCTGCCTCTCGTACTTTCCTGCGGCACTCACGCAAATCGCACCCACGCTCAGGCTGTGCGAGTTTGGGTGGTGCGGTGTAGAGTGGAATTTTGAATCGAGTTCCTTCGTGGTTTTCGCTAGAATGTTTGCAAATAAATGTATCCCAATTGCAATCTTTAGCTAGGTCTAAAGCATCTGCATATGCAACAGGCTCTTGCTCAGGCTGTGCGAGTGCTTGTAATGCTCTATCAATAATCGCACGGTCTTCGTCTGACCCATCAATGCAACACTTGCCGCTAGGATCACAAAGCACGGCTCTAAGTTGGTCAATCGGACTCATGCTTCACCTCATCAAGTGCGTAAAGTGGTGTGTTTAAATGCGGGTGTGTTGTTTTATTAAACAGTATTCCTTTGTTATCCATGTAGCCCACAGGCTGCAACGCTTTCAGTTCACGCAAATAGTCTTGGCGCACAAGTTCGGCAAAGCGTTCAAGTTCTTGGTCACGAACAATATATCCACTACCCAAAAAATATTTTTGGAACCCCGCTTGTTCAGCCAATTCTTTTAATCGTTCGTTCATTTGTACACCTCTACTTTGACGCAAACATAAAAATCCCATTTGCTTGACGCAGAAGGTCTAGTTGAAGCCGCTTGCTTCATAGCCACACAAGCCGCCTCTGTTGCAACTGGCGGCGAGTATTGAAAACCCGAATGATACGAAACGTAAGTCATCAAAATCCATGCGGTAATCATTTCACACCCCCTGCCATAGCACGGTCAACCTCGTCGTTCATCTGCTGCTCAGTCACCATGAACAACTGACTGGTGTACTTGTTTAGCCACCTGTAACGCAGTGCATCTTTAGCTATGCTAGGTGCAAGGCTAGTCACGTTGTTGAGCATTTTATGTAGCGATTCAATCTCTGCGTCTTGCAACTTGATGTGAGCGTTAAGCTCGTCAATATGTGTTTGCATTTCACGTTGTTCTTTCATTTCACACCCCCAAGTATCTCAATGCTCTTGCGACCCAGTTCCACGGTCACCACACGGCGTAGCCTGATAATCTCGTCTGAGTATTTGACGCAAGTAGACAACAGCGATTTGTTCGATGCTTGCAAAGATTCAATTTGCTCGGCTTGTTCAATAATGTGACGCTCAAGCTCGTCAATCAGTGTTTGTAATTCTCTATGCTCTTTCATTTCATCTCCGGAAGTTTAAACGTCACGTTAATCTTTAGACCATCCATTGAATACGGGTCTTTCATTTCGTACACTCGCGTAACAATCTGCTTTGTGTACTCTTCAAGAATCGGTTCAATATCTTTGGTAATCATTTCAACAAACCGTTGCCTGATTTCGTTTTTTATTGTCGCGTGTATTGCGCTAGATACAACTGACGCTACGCCAATACCACTTGTAATAGCCATTATTTGCATCCCCTTTTTTGTAGTTCCTCACACCACTCACCCAAAGCCATGATTGCAAAGAACACCCACCACACCCAGTGTGCTTCAAACTGGTACAGCATGAACGCTGCGATAAGCCCAATCAAAACATCACCCATATAATTAGACAGACCGCAAGGTAGAAGTACCCGACCCACTCAATCACTGCGCTTGATGTATTCATTAGTTTATCGTCCTGTTAACGTATCGGTTAACAATGTCAGCGCGTAGTTTATCAACGGCTTCGATCAGGGCGACTGACAACTCTAGCTCGCCCATGTTAAGCCCGTAGATACGCATGCGCCCACCATCGCCCTCCTTACCACTACCTTCTTGAAAGATCAACACCGCAGCAGACAGGTTGCTGTCTTCCTCGGTGCACTTAGTGAGCTCTTCTATAACGTGTTTGTAAGCGGCTACCTTGTCTTGATAGTTATTCATGATTTTTTAAACTCCTCTAGTACTGCGCGCACAACGTGCACGTTGACCTCGTTGATAAGAATCGCCATACCCCCTGCTGCGTTCACCTTACCCATCTCGCGCTCTTGCAGGGCGGTGGGCTTGTTCTTACCCGCCTTGCACTCGATGGCTAAAAAGAATCCGCGATAGCATGCGATGATGTCAGGCACACCACTACGTCCGAACCCACCTGTCATGGGCGAGAAGTAGTACGCGCCAAACTCTTTAAGTATTTTCGTCACGCTTGCTTTGACTTTCGCTTCCGGTGTCATAAACTTCCTTCAGTATGTGTGCAGCCATTACGTTTTTGGTTTGAATCATTTTCTGAGCAAGAGCGTCCGTTATCGGCGTAGCCCCTCTGTATACACCGATGCCCTCAAAGAACGCGTCCATGTCCTCGCCCTTCAGGTACTTAGGGTCTGTGCCCTCTTCGACAACTAGCACACCGATAGCGCGCAGCTCTTTGTACCTGTTGGCGTACATCTCTGCTTTTTCAAGCGCGCCATGCAGTGCTCTTATTTCATTAGTCTTAGCGTTATTTTCTTGCTGTAACGCATGAATGATCTTGTCCTTCGGGAACAACGCCTCTTCAATTTGCTTGTTGTGCATTACGATTCCTTATGATGTCGATGGTTTGTAGGGCTTCGCTGATCTTCATCAACTGCTCATTCAAAGCTAGCTCGTTGCCATGCCCTGCCTCGTACAACTTCATGGCAATCACAACCTCTGCCTCAAGCACACACAAGGCAGCGTTCTCGCGCATCATGGATATGATCTCGCGCTCATTCATACTAAACTCCTTCGATCTGTTTAAGGTAGTTTTTGCCTACCTCGGTTAAGAAAACTTGGGTATAGCGTTTGTCCTTCTTACTGCGTTCCTGCTGCACATACCCCGCCGTGATTAAATTGGTGAGGTACTTGTGTGCAGTAGCTTCAGCCATCGTGTTGACGGCTGAAGCGAGTACGTCAGTAACATTCGCTCTACCACAAGCACTCACCGCGCCAAGCATGAACTCTTCTGCCCAAGCCATGCCATGCTCATTGCGGATATGTTGCGTTAGATAAATGTTCATTAAGTTTACTCAGGTTGTTTGCGTTTGACGTAATTGTCGGGGTGACAGATGTACTTGTTACCCATTGCCTCAATGGCGCGCTGCACTTTAATCTTGTGCCTACGCGCTGCTTCATCGCGGACATCTTCTGTCCACAGCACATCGGGCGTGTTCTTGTCACGGAAACCTAGCGCACCTCGCAAGCGTTTGATGGGGTCGAATAACGTGCCGTTTCTAAAGATAAACATGATGACCGATCCTTTTATTTGAGGCGAAGAATCTCGACCTTGCCATTGTTGATCGTAGTCATGACTGACTCGTTACCCCACACCTTACCCGCGAGCGAACTGCTCACGCCACGCACCCGCTTGATGTCAAGCCCCGCAGCGTCAATCAACAACACGTCACCGATGTTCATGTCGAGCAAGCCCTGTTTCTTGACGTGCGCGGTGAACGTGCCATAGGGTTCGTTATTCCGATTGCGCTGCCCCTTGGTTGCCTTGACCTTCTTGATGGGGTCACCATGCGTGTGGGTTACGCCTGACTCATCGCGTACGATGTAATGCGTGCCCATGTTACGCAGCATCTCAAGTGCTTTGCTAACAGCTTTGTCCTTGAGCGTAGATTGAGGGGCAATTTCTAGGTTTAATGTGTTTTGCATTGTCATAATATATCCTTGATGGGTTAGTTTAAAACGAGAACTTGCTACGGATTGCATCAACACTTGCCTTAACATCTTTGCGTACGGGCAGGTTCGTACGTAACTCCTTGACATCTACTCCGTTGATCGACTCGAACAACGCCTTGCGTGCGTCCTCTAGGGTCTGGTCGTTGGTGAGGTTGAGCACCTTGACCATGTCGCACAAGTCGTGCGCTGTATCTAACAACGAGTCGTGAAACTTGCGCGTCACGATGGTGCCGTTAGCTGCATCAACGGCTAGCCTGTCAGACATACGATCAAGATGTTCTTTGAGTCGAGTCTTAACGTCACGCATGGCGAACTCCACGCGCTCATCAGCAAGTTTGGATAACTTCTCTTGCAACTCCTTCTGAGCATCGTTGCCTACGTCAACACGGAAGTCACCCGCAGCAGGCACAGGCATGTAGTTCAGTCGGAAGCTGAACTTGTGCTGTAACTCGTTGGGTGACGGGAACTCATCGCGCTTGAACATATCGCCCAACGCCATAGCTTGCGCTGTGATCAGCGTGGGGTAGATGCCAATGAACTCGCGCACTAAGTCCTCGAACGCATTGTGATGCTTGGTCATCTCTGCATCGAACAGCATGAACGATGGCGCGGGCAGTAAGCGGATACCTGAGTCAGACCAAGGTAGCGTGTGCTCGTAGACGTATTGACGTACGAAGCCCACATGCTGGTTGATGATCTCTAACTCTTTGCGCCCCGCTAGCAGGTTCTTGTTGACGCGTGCTGCGCCTTTCTCCCCTGCGTTCTTGTCGCGCACCACCTCGTCAGAGGTAGACCTGTCTAGCTTGCGTGCAGTCCATTGAGATGCGTTGAACTCAACGAGCATTGCACAAGTGTCGATGTTATAGCGTGCCATAGTATTTCCTTTAAGTGGTGGGATAACAGGTTGTAGAGAACACCTCTACAACCGAACTGCGGTTAAGAATAGATACGAACTGTCTTGCCCTTGCTTGCTACGAAGTTGTCGTTGTCAACAACGCCGAACAACACAGGTGCCTCGGGTAAGCGGTAGTTAGACTCGATGTAGCCATCAGTCAGGTAGACCACAGCCTTGGGCTTGTACTTCTTCGCTTCGATGTACTCGACTACGCATGACACACGGGTGCCTCCGCCACCCACAGGTTGTAACAACTTACCGATGCCTTGGTACTGGTGCTGCTTGAACACTTGCTCACCTGCTACTGAGTCCTCCCACCAGATGACGCGCACCGACTCAGGGTTGACGTTCTCGCAGATGCGTGCGATCTCACCAAGCACAGTAGGATAGATGCCCATCATCGAGCCGGACATATCGCACGCGATGATGATCTCGCCCGTAGCCTCAGAGAAGTGCGAGGGCATGATGCAGAACGGCAGCATACGTTTGTTGGGTGGGCAGAACCGTGAGTGCTCGTCACCCTCGGTGATCTCAGTAAAGAACTGCCAAATGTACTGACGCCAGTTAGTGTCACGCTTCTGCATCGCGTTGTCTAACTTGCCACCCATGCTGCCGCGCCCTGCGATCTTCTCTTGCAGCATCTTGCCCTGCTGATTGCCATCGTCGATGTCGCGCTTGAGATCATCAAGTGCCTTGCCCGTCTTGGGGTTGCGCTTGTGCTCATCGAACGACTCGCCGATCTTCTTGCCGTCAGGGTCGAAGAACTCCTTGCCGCCCTTGGTAGGCTTGTCACCGCCATCGGTAGGGTTACCACGCCCACTGCCATCGGGCTGCTGCGGTTCTTGCTTGGGCTTGGCGTTCTTGAGCAAGTCCTTGAGCACAGCGATGAACGACCAGTCGTAATACTTCTTGTGCAACAGTATGTCGATGGTCGCGGGGTGCTCGATGAACTTGTGGTCAGGGTCGATCTGCTCGATGAGCGAGTTCACAACGTAGTCCATCGCGATGTTGCTCGCCTCCTTCTCGTGCATACACACGTCTTGGTACTCGACACAGTGGCGCAACGACTTGTGAAACGTCTCGTGCAGCTTGACCCACCGCAACTGCTTGCGGTTCTGCGCGAGCATGAACTCAAGCCCGAACCACACGTTCTCGCCGTCAGTCGCAGCGGTAGGCATACCCGCCACGACAATGTCACGACCAAGGCACGTCACACCCGCAAGGCGGGAGAACTGGTCATGCGTGGAGATGTCCACGTTGATAGCGATGAGCCGTTGCTCGGGCGTCATAGCATTGAATTTAGCATCACTCATTTAGTGCTCCTTGGTGGTTGATTACTTGTTGCTGAAGTAAATCTTGTTAGCTGCCAACATCTTCTGAAACGGTGCGACTGTTAAGAAGTGCGACAGGCGGGACGTGGTGTTAGCCACACGGTTAACGAACAAGTTCTGCATCTCACCCTTGAGTCGTGCAACGTACTCGGTAGCCGCCTCGGCATCGTCTCTGTCCTGCGTATTAGTGACGAGCTTGAACGCCATAACGATCTGTGCAACAGGCGATGACGCTACCCTAGCGTGAGCAGGGTTAGCGCGTACCTCATCGAACGAGGGGTTGTCCTGACCGAACCGAATGTATGCAGCCAGTGCCTCGGCAGCAGTCGCACCAATTGCGCCTTCTAAGAACGCTTGCATGGTGTCGGTGTCCATCGTGTCCTTGTTGAGCACGATGTCGCTTGCTGTGTGCAAGGTACGAGGTGAGACGTAGCCATCTTGTGCCTCGTTGGGGTTGAACGGTATCGGGTTGTCCTTGGACATAACCTTGCCGTGATGCTTACCCCCTGCCATGTAGTCAAGGAACGAATCGAACCACATGGGGTGCTCGTCAGCGCACGCGATAACCTCTGCTGCCATACTCACGTCAGTCGCGTGCTGCACCCACTCATCACACGTTGGCTTAGCCATGTTGACCATGACAAGGCGCGAGCGCAAGTGCGGTTGAATGACATCGCCTAGCCCCTCCATTGCAAGGTTGGTCGCGCACACAACGAGTGAACCCTCAACGAAGTGATACGAACCCACACGCCTGTCGTACATGATGGGGGCGATGGTGTCCTTGATGTACTGACGAGTCTTGAGAATCTCATCGAGGAAGATGAGCACAGGGCGCGAGCCGTTGATGCCCTTCTGATTGACCTTGCTGACACCGAACCGTTCATTGGGCAGCTCGCGCGAGATACCCTGCTCGCGATCAACGTCAGGCATCCAAATCGAACCGTCCGACAACTGCGTGCAGTCAACGGGTGCGACCTTGATGTGGTTGGCATACTTGGGGTCACGGCACAGCTCGTGGAAGATAGCCGTCTTGCCGACACCATTCTCTGCGCTCACTACTACGGTACGCAGATGAGCAACAGCTTTGATACCGGAGATGACTTGTTTTCTGTTAAGCAATTTCATAGTATTTCCTTGGTTAGGTACTGCTTGGTGGGTACTGTTAAGAATTATACATCAACATTACAACAATAACAAAAGGACTGAGGTAAACCCTACCCCCAGTCCTGTTTACAAACGTGTTGCTGAGAACTACTTGGTGACGATATGCCTTGCCACCCTGCTAGCGATGTACCACTTGCGCGGCAGCTTCTCGCGGAACTGACCCCATATCTTGAAGCCTGTGCCCTCTTTTATACCAACAAGTTTCTGTAACCTACTACGGTATGACTTGAGGAAGTCCTCGGTGCTGACCCCCTTGATGATGGCGTGCTTGGCTTCATCGACCCCGTTGGGGTGCGCTCGGCTAGCGTACCAACCTAGCAACTCTGCCTCATACGCACGCTTGCTAGCGAGAATATCGAACACGCCCTGACCCATCTCGACAAGGTTGTCGATCACGTTGGGGTCGTTCATGGCTGCGTTGATATCTTCTAACTCATCAGCATCTACCCTGCACATACGGATGGAGTCAGGCTGATGGTATCCTTGCGAGAAGGGTCTGCCGTAGTTAGCATCGAGTGTGCAGTTAGCGCGGTACTGGTCGATGCGTAACCCGATGAGCATCACGAACCCATCGAGCTGCTTGAGCAACTCCTTGCGCTTGTTCTTATCCTCGGTGGTGCTCACGCGTGTGGCGATGTCAGCGTGCCATGACTGACTGACGATGAGCTTGCCGTCCTTGTCCATCATGAGCTTGGCAGTCGCGGGCTTGGGGTCGCCGTAAGGCGCATAGGAGTGAACGTATGGTACGCACACCTCCTTGCCCTCGGTGGTGGGCAGTCGGTAGTAACAAATATTGTTAGTCCCCATAAAGGTATTGGTGAGAGGTGAGTCGTAGTAGCAGCACTCAACGAGCGTGTTGCCCTCTGCGTTGGGTGGGTAGATAGTCGCTACGTTGGTCTCGTACAGGCGGTAGATGATGGCTTGGTCTTCGTTGCGCTTGTGTATGCCGTAGTGCGCGTAGGCGGTGCGCTGTAGTGGTCGAGCGTTGTTGGGCATCGCTGCCCACTTCTTGCTGCGTGGTGGCACAGGGCGTGAGAAGTAATGATCTAAAGCATCTTGATAGCTACGCATAGCGTTTCCTTGGTGGGTTGATACGTTGTGGAGGGAGTCTCCACAACGAGGGGTAATAAAAATACTACTGTTTAAAAGTTGATAGTGATGGTCTTGCGTGACAGAATCTCAACGAGCTTGTCTTCTAGTATGTTGTCCAAGCACTCGCCTACCTTAGACTCCAACACATCATCGAGCACCTCGCTGACCTCATCGCTCAGGCACTCGTTCAACTCGTCACGCACTTTCTCTTCTACGTTGACGTGGTCTTCGATGTCGAAGCTGTTGTTCATGTAGCTCTCGATGTGGTCAGATACGTTGTCTTCTAACTCGCTACGCACTACTGCTGAGATGTCGTAGCCCTCGAAGTGCTCCTCGACCTTGTCCTCGACTTGTTTGTCGAACCACGTTGCTCGTTCGAGTACGGTGTTTATCGTGTCCTTGAAGTCCTCGGTGTAGCTTTTGGTTTGTTGCTGCTGAGAGGTGATGACCGACACTAACTGCGTGAGCAGGGTGCTGATCTGTGCCACGATTTGGTGTGGCGTAGGCTGCGCTTGGGGTGATGTGTCCATCGGCACATACTGTGCGCCTGATGCGCCTGTGATAATTTGATTGGTGTCAGGCATGGCGATGTCCTTGTTTGTTGGTTGTGTGCAGTTCAGGTACTCGGTGTTGATAGCGTTCATGTGTACTACTCCTTGATGTGAAAAGAAAAGTCACGCACCCATGTGAAGTGCGTGTTGGTGGGAAGGTACTGCCTTAACTCGTACGCCTTATCGGAATACACTTCATAACAGATAGCGATGCCCTTGTCGGACATACCTAGCACCTCAACGATTTTGCCATTGAGTAACTTACCTGCGGTAAAACTAATCTTCACGGTTTACACTCCTCGCCCCCGTATGGGGTGTAGTCTTGGTTGAATGATGTGCTGATGGAGGTCACCGTGTATGAGTCCTCGTAGTCATCGAGGTCACCGCCAGTACATTCGTTCTGTACATCACCGTCTTCTTCGCCGACACGACTGAACCGCCAGTCGGCATCGTCCTCGTACAACTCCTTCGCCCATGCCATCATGCGGTGATGGGCTTGTACTGCGGGGTAGCTGTCGTACCACTTCCAATGTGGTGCGTAGAAGTTAACGGTTGGCGTGTCTTTAGCTACCTCGCAATGGTTGAGTGCCTCGATCAACAGCGCATCTTGCTTAGCTAGTATGAGGTTAACGAACTGATTACGCAGAGGCACATCTCTGAAGCGTATAACGTACGCCACTTCGCTACGGTATCCCATTACTCACTCCTCTCAATTATGGTTACGCCAGTATCGGCATAGTTACCAACAAAGTCTTCCTCTGCCAGCACAGGTTTAGACAACGCCTCTTGATGCCACCCCATTACACGCCTAACGCCCTCGATGGTGTCACAACCTACATACACCGCACCGTGGCAGATGGGTACACCGTTGTTGTCGTACACCACCTCACGAACCTCAAAGACTATGTCGCCGCAACAATCTTCGGGCAAACGTACCAGTCTGAAATCACCGTGTGCCATATCAATTTACCCCCAAGAATTTATTCCACATCTCTTTGTTAACCTTGATCACCACCTTGTCACCGTCTGGTTCTACTACTTCGGCGTACTCCAGTATGTCGAACGCCAACTCACACTTTTCAAAATCGTCCATGTCACTACTCCTTATCGGTTTGTTTTGATTTAATACGCTCGACATTGTCAATGAAGAACTCTGTGTTGAGGTCATCGAGGGGCTTATCCCAGTCCCACAACTCTGCCGCTAGCGCGTCCCTCTTCGCCTCGTCCATGTTGGCTGCCTCGAACGTAACGTGTTGAGATACACGCATCACAATGATGGCTTCAAACTTAGGCATCACTTCACCCCCATAAAAAGATGTTGGTTATTGCAAGCCCACGCTGTGATAGCAGCGCGCACCTTGGGCTCGTTCTTGTAGTGCCACATCAGCACTTCGGGTGTCATACGCTTTAACAATCTGTCGATCAACGCAGCGTTGCTCTTGTCGATCTGCTCTTGTGGAACTTCTTGAATTATCATAGCCATACCCATGTCACTACTCCTTATCTATACAAATGTTTGAACAACCTACCCCACACACCACCGCCGCGCTTAACCGTAGTCTTGCGCTTCAATCTTTTCTCAACACTCATCACCGTCCTCCTCGATGTCATCTGAGTAATCAACTACAGGTTTCGTATACTCCTCGGCGATCACATCGTCTTGCTCAGGTAACTCGAACACACAGAAGGCGTTCTGCCCACCCTCTCGCCAACCATGCGTATCGTGTAGCTTATACGTTAGATCATAAGCCTTGACCTTGTCTGTGAACAGACCCACTACGTTAGATGACACACCGCACTCGATGCACCCAATGTTGAACACCATGTACTTAGCCATGTCACTACTCCTTAAATAAAATAACGAACACTACGAACTTGACTACTACGAACCCAACGACTGCCGCTACTATGTCCATGCCTCACGCACTCCTTCTTATCGGTGGGTACTTGTACGAGGCGAACTGTGCCTCCTCCTCACTACGCGCATCAGCCCACATCGTTACCTCCTGATAGCTGCGAGCGAAGCGATGCTTGGCATCA